GCTCAGGTGTACGGCAATGCTCGGGTGTACGGCGATGCTTGGGTGTACGGCGATGCTCGGGTGTACGGCGATGCTCAGGTGTACGGCAATGCTCGGGTGTACGGCGATGCTTGGGTGTACGGCGATGCTCGGGTGTACGGCGATGCTGATATAGAAAATGATAACATTCATTGCGGATTTGATTGTTTCGGTTCATGCAACCGCCACACTCACGCATATTTGACAAAAGATAATAAAGTCGAAATAACTTGTGGGTGTTTTCGTGGCAGCATTGAAGAGTTTGAAAAGAAAGTGGAGAAGACACATTCGGGAACAATCTACGAGAAACAGTATAAAGCCATCATCAATGTTATTAAAATTAAATTTGGGTTGACTGATTTGATATAGATTAAGTGCATTTGTTTACATGCCTTCCCGGTCTGTGAAGATATGGCGGGCAAACATGGTGGTATGGCGGAACAACGAGAGACGCTAAAGTGAAGCTCTTATAGATAGGTTGGTAAGTCAATGTGTTACGGTTAGCCGTAAAAAGAAATTCAAACCACTGAGTTAATAACGGGTAATGCCGAATAGACCGCAATGTCAATGAATAAACTACTTGGTGAAAGTCCAAGAAAAACTCCTATCATGCAGGTGCAAGTCCTGCTACCACCTCATAAATGTGAGCCACACATAAATGGCAAGGGTTAGTAAATAATGGTTGTGCCCCGGAGAATACGCTTCGGGGCTTTTAATTGGAATGAAACAGATAAGCAAAAAACAAAGTACAATAAACCGTGAACTTGCAAGGATAAAAAGGGATCTACCGCAGTATTGCTGTATCTGCCACAAATATACATCCACACCACAGTTGATGCACCTGTTACCCAGATCGCTTTATCCTGAATACATTACGGAAGAATGGAACTTGCGAATTGGCTGTCCTGAATGCCATAGCAGGTATGACAATGACCGTAATTTCCGTAAACAGCAAAAGGAAATAGTAGAAACAATCCGTCAACACGATGAGCTGGCGGCAAATAGATATTTTGGATTATGATATACGATAAACAAATTATAAGGGGGAAAATCCCTTCAAAGTCGAATTGTTACAAGATAGTAGCATTATACGGGCACGGTTCTTTAGCAAAACAGAATGTACTTAAAAAGTATGAACAAACTTTCTACGCACAATGTGGATTAAGGGACAAGAATATAAAAGGTTTCTTTAAACTAACAGTGGATGTGTATCACGAAAATTTGCGTCCTGATCTTGATAATGCTTTCAAAATTTTACTTGACTGTCTACAAGGATGCAAGGCGATAAAGAACGATCGGCAATGTATGGAGATTAATGCACGAAAGCTGATTGATAAGCTTAATCCAAGGATAGAATTTATAATTGAGGAAGTTGAATTATAATACTAAACTTTTATGGGACAAAACGAATTAAACGAATGGCATAAGTTGTCAGAACAGATTATTGACTTCGTTGTCAATTGCAGCGATGATGTCAAACCATATATCATTGGGCAATTGGAAACCTTAACAGAACACCTAAAAGATTAAGCAATGACAAAGGATAGTTTTATCATATATAAATCTTTCTACAAACCTATATCAAGATTATCAGACAAACAGCTTGGGCGATTATTTCGTGCAATTTTCAAGTATCAACTTGGCGAGGAGGTTACGGTAGAGGAGGACATTGATATGGCATTGGGTTTTTTCATCAATCAATTTGAGATAGACGAAACTAAATATCATGGCATTGTCGAGAGAAACCGAAACAACGGGCGTAAAGGTGGTGCTCCTATAGGAAATTGCAATGCCAAATCAAAACAACCCAAACAACCCAGTGGGTTAAACTCAACCCAAACAACCCAAAACAAGCTTAATGAAAATGATAATGATAATGATATAGATAAAGAATCTCCTAACGGAGATAAGAAAACAATTCCCAAAAACAAGGAAGTTGATTTGTCTTTTGTTTCGGAAGATTTTAAGGGCATATTCAAGGAATGGCTTGAATACAAGAGAGAAAGAAAAGAAAACTATAAATCGGAAAAATCCCTAAAAATGTGCTACAACCGATTGCTAACATTGAGTGGAAATGATTGCAATAAAGCAAGGCTTGTGGTTGAGCAGTCGATTGCAAGTAATTATGCGGGATTATTTGAATTAAAAAATTATGGAGCAAGACAAAATACAGACATCTACGAGCAGAAGCGAATTGATTCTGAGCGGAGAAAATCTAGACTCATGGCTGAGTTCGCAGAAGCGGATGCAAAATTCCTTGCAGAACAAGAAGCTAAACGAAAAGCAGTTGGCTCTATTGGAGAAATACCCAACACCATCCCGGATGGCGGTTGATTACAATCCTGATTTGCAAGGCAAGATGGCAAAATCAAATCTTACACTTGCGGATATTGCCTTGAATGATAACATACCTTCGCTTGCAAACATCCGTTCCGTGTACGGTGAAGACAACGCACTTAGGTGGCTGAAAGTACAGTTTGACAGCCTTAATGATTACGCCGAGCAGGGAAAGGGTATAACCGACACACAATTAGATGAACTTTGTATTCTTGTCCTAGGTGAATACTATTGGATGAATTTGGCTGAAATATGCAACTTTATATCTAGATTCAAATTAGGGAAATATGGGCAATTTTATGGAGCTATTGGTCCGATGAAAATTTCATGCTCTCTTCTGGAGTATGTTAAGGAACGTAGGATTGACATTGATCGGCATGAGCGTGAACAATACAGAATCCAGCGTGAAAAAGAAATAGAAGAGCGTGGAAATAACAGAATCTCTTATGCTGAATATCAAGAGTTGAAACGCCGGGCTGAATCTGGAGATGAGGAAGCCAGAAAAATGCTGATGTCACCATGAGTATGCCAAAGAAAGTCAAACCGGAAATTGTATATGTCAAATGCCGGAATTGCAAGAATGCCTCGGACTTCGGGGATAATTCTGCGTATTGTAAGGCTAAAGGGCATAGAGTGTGTGCCTGTGACAGATATGGGCAAATTTGCAACAGTTTTCTAAAGAAAGAATTATAACGAGAAAGAGAAATCATGAATGTATTATCACTGTTTGATGGCATGGGTTGTGGATGGATTGCCTTGCGTGAGCTTGGCATTAAGGTTGATAGAGGATATTCCAGTGAGGTGGACAAATATGCGATAGCTCAAGTGAAACTGAATTTTCCCGAGGTAATCCATTTGGGAAGCGTTACAGACATTGATGTTTCCAAATTGGAACATATAGATCTGCTGATTGGCGGAAGTCCTTGCCAATCATTTAGTTTTGCCGGGAAACGTATAGGGATGTCAACAAAAGGGAATGAGGAGATATATACGCTTGAAAGATACATGGAGTTGAAGGGAAACGGCTTCCAATTTGAAGGACAGTCATATCTGTTTTGGGAATATATGCGTATTCTGACGGATATCCGTAAATATAATCCTGATGTGTTGTTCCTGCTGGAAAATGTGGAAATGGAGAAAAAATGGGAAAGTGTATTAAGTGAGGCTATCGGGTTACGTGGGGTGCATATTAATTCTGCGTTGGTTAGCGCACAGAACAGGCGTAGGATTTATTGGACGAATATCCGTGTAGGGCATGAAGGTCTGTTCGGATATCCTTATAGCGACATTCCGCAGCCTGCCGACCGAGGTGTTTTGCTGAAAGATATTTTGGAAAAAGAAGTGTGCAGGAAATATTTTTTGAGCAGAAAAATGGTGGATTGGCTGAATATTCATAAGGAAAAACGGAATGTGGAAATAAGGTTGTTAGATGGCGATGACAAAAGCTATTGCCTGACGGCTTCGGGGCAGGTCAAAGGAAATTTAAGCACGGATTATATCTGTGCATCCATGCGAGGGCGTGAATCAGCCTGTCTTACACCAAGAAGAACCGAATATGGAAAACAGATACGGAAAAAGTATGAAGCAGGTGAGGTTTCTGAGCAGAGAAAGAATATCCAACAGTTTGAACCACGTACTGATAGTAAGACGAATTGCCTTACAACTGTTCAAAAGGATAATTTGATAGTGATTTCAGGAACGGTACGTGGATTTGGAGGAATACATTTTAGGGAAATAAAATCAGGCAAGTCATGTACATTGATGGCAAGGGCTAGAAATGACGGAAGCTCACAACCATGTGTCCGAATTAATACAGAAATTAGACGTCTTACCCCAACCGAATGTGCACGACTTCAAACTGTACCCGAATGGTATATATGGAATTGCAGTGACACTCAACAATACAAGATGCTTGGGAATGGGTGGACTGTAGAAGTTATCAAGCATATATTAAGTTTCATCAAAATAAAAGAATCATGAATACCGAAACGCTTATAAAGATACGTGAATGGGAAGCGGAACGCGACAGAAACCTGCGCATACACTGCCCTCTTGTAGCTGCCAAATTCCAAAGGTGGATTGACAAAATTAATAAAAAGGAGAACGAAAGTATTAACCGCATGAAAGGAAATGTAAAGTGAAAATATACAATTATGAAACCAAAGAAAAAAATAATAGATGCCGCCATAGCCAATGGTAGCATAGATAGATTGAATATGCTGCTTTCAGCCGCTCACCTGTTGAATTGCGAAGCCAATAACTTAGTAGAGGAAGCGAGCGATTTAATGGCAGAGAACTCCCTTCTGCTTGGAGATTTAAAAAAGTTGCACAATGACTTCGTAAAAGTTGCCGATAAGTATTTCAAGGAGTTCTCCACCCTCATTACTACTGATACCGCCAAGATGGATATGTTCTCTGACCTTGATGGATTTGATAAGGCATTCAGAGAGTGGGCTAAAGTACCGTCAGAGTGGAAACCTAGAGAAGTTTGTAGGAACCATTAATTAAAAGTAATACAGAAATAAACAAGAATCATGAAAAGAGAATTAACACCTGAGAATATTCAGGAACTGAAAGAAAATCAAATATTCGTTTTTGGAAGCAACATGAACGGCAATCACGCCGGAGGTGCAGCTTCAGCCACCGGCTACCAAGGTGCAGCTTCAGCCACTGGCTACCGAGGTACAGCTTCAGCCACTGGCGACCAAGGTGCTGCATCAGCCACCGGCTACCAAGGTGCAGCTTCAGCCACCGGCTACCAAGGTGCAGCTTCAGCCACCGGCTACCGAGGTACAGCTTCAGCCACTGGCGACCAAGGTGCTGCATCAGCTACCGGCAAGGATAGCATTGCTCTTGCAGCCGGATACAGGTGTAAGGCTAAGGGAGCTATAGGTTGCTGGATAGTCCTCGCAGAGCGTGGGAGATGGAGCGGTGATACCTACCCGATTAAGGAGGTCAAGGCGTTTGAAGTTGACGGGGAAAAGGTTAAGGCTGACACATGGTATATGCTAGTCAATGGACAGCTTAAGGAGGTTTAGCGGGAGTAATTAATTCAAAACAGATCAGAAAAGGAGGTAATTATGGGATCATTTATAGCCCAACAGCCAAACGGCTTATATTGTAGGTTTAGTACAATCGTTGGTACAGTCACGCACTACAATATGACAAAAGATGATTACATAGAAGTATGCAAAGACCGATTAGGAAAGAAACGTGGAGAAGAAGAGGCTAATGATATTTTAAAAAACTATCTGCACCCTTTTAACGATGTTCTTGAGCGATTTATCCCTAATAATGATTCGGTTGAAGAGTTTAATATCCGTTTGAAAGAAATGGGATATATGGATGAGTTTAATGGATAATCAATATAGAAAGGAACTAATATGAAATGTCAATTTATTCAAGACGTAGAGGCATTTGCTAAAGAAATAGCAGTACGCCTACCTAAGACTCGCGAAGGTGGAATTATAATAATGGCTACCGATAGCAATAAAATAGTGAAGTGTATTATAGCCACACCCTCGCAGCAAAAAGAATTAGTTGAGCACATGTTAACTGATGAAAATATACAAAGCGATATTTTGGAAATCATGTCAGATACGATAGTGAATAACCCTCAATAAAGAATAGATATGAGTGGAAAAGATGTACTAAGACTATTGCTGATCAGTTACGGTTTTTGCCGTAATATTGAGATAAGTACTTATATTGGAGATGGTGGGTGGATTGGTTACGAAGTATCGGCCAGTAATGACGATGGCATTGAATACTATGCAGTAGATTGTGAAGGTTTACTTTTTCATATATACGAGATACAGAAATTTATGAGAGATGAAAATATTGAACCTCGTTCAATGCTTGGAAACTTTAGCAACAAACATCTTCTTTCAGATGAGTCTTTAAATAAGCTACTGAATATGTCAGGGAATAAAAATTATTGTAAAACAAACCCTTATGAATAGGCGTAAAACAAATTAGAAAGGAACTAAAAGATGATACTTACTACTGATAAGATGGTATTTGTTACTGATTTAGAAAATTCGGACGAATATATTGAGAATCTTATAACTGAATATGGCACTAATCAATATCGCATAAAGGTTGACCGGACACTCAATCCACCATATTATCAATTATTTCACGAATGGAAAGAAGGCAAGCGAACGCTTAATAATCATTTGTTTTCTTCAAGTAGATTGGAAAAGATTGTGGATTATATAAATCAGAACATTCAATGACGAATGAATAAGGAAGAATTTCTGAGCAAAAGAGATGCCATCGATTTAAAGTTAAAAGAATTGAATGGCGAAAAGGAACAGCTGGAAAAGGAATACATTGAATCCAACCAAGGATTCCCTATTGGAAGCAAGGTCTGTATAACGGTCCCGTCCTATGAAAGGATATTGGTCCCCGAAGCGAAGAAGTTAGCCTATATTGCAGATTATGAGATTGATGGTAACGGAGAGGTTGTTCCCTCTTTAAGGCAGTTGGATTGCAATGGGGGCATGTCAGCAATACCTTTATATGTTAATTTTAAAAAGGTTATAATTGAATTAATGTAAATCAAATTATAAATGAGCAAATATACAGCAAGGCAGATAGCTGAATCTGACGAACTATTTGAAAAGCAAATACATAAAGTCAGAAAGTTTTATTTGAGTCGTAATCCCGATAAAATGATGATGCTTGAAGAAAGAAAAGCAGTCGTCAAAGAACGGAATAAAGGTCTTTCCCCGGAATATGATAAGGAGTATTATTGTGGAACTTGTGGAGCTAAAGACGGTGCGGAACATCCTAAAAGTGGATATTGCTTTCACTGTGATACTGATAACTGGATTTCAAAGAATAACTAATAACAGAACAGAAATGAATACTAAAACATTTCAAGAAGTCGCCAGGATTTGGAGTGCTGCGAAGCAACCTATCATAAAGCATGCCACGATGTGCGCGTATATGCTTACCCTTCAAACCCATTTACTCCCATATTTTGGGACGGAGACAGCTATATCGGAAAGCGACGTTCAGAAATTTGTTCTCTACAAGCTTTCCTCTGGTCTTGCTAAAAAAACCGTAAGGGATATTGTGGCGGTGCTGAAATCTATAGTCAAGTATGGTGGGAAACATAAGTTATTCCCTTATGAGGAGTGGGAGATAAACTATCCTACGGATACCGAATCTCACCGTTTGCCTACTTTGTCCTTAAACCATCAACAGATACTGATGAGCCATCTCACCGAATCTCCAACTCCTAAGAATATAGGCATTCTGCTGTCTCTGTGTACCGGCATGAGGATTGGAGAGGTGTGTGCCCTGCGATGGGAAGATGTGGATTTCAGACAGAAGGTAATCACCATTAGTTATACAGCAGGAAGGATATACAACTGCGAATCAAGAACTACGGAAAGGACTTTCACTTCTCCCAAAACACGAAATTCATACCGGGAGATACCTATCTCAAGACAGCTTCTCTTTGCCTTGAAGGAAGTAAAGAAAATATCTCCGTCCCGATTTGTAGTAGGAACATCAGGACGTCCGGAAGATCCCCGTTCTTACCGTGATTTCTTTGCCCGGCTCTTGAAGCGTCTGAATATTCCGCACATTGTGTTTCATGGACTCCGGCATACATTTGCTACCAGATGCATTGAAAGTCAATGCGATTATAAGACAGTGAGTGTAATTCTTGGACATTCGAATATCGCTACCACACTCAATTTATATGTGCATCCCAATCTCAATCAAAAACAAAGATGCATTGAGCGAATGAGCAACTTCTTAAAAATTAAATGACCCTCAAAACAGATAAGAAATGAAGATAATAGCAAAACAAGGTTCAGAGCTTGAGAATCTACTGAAACAAATGAATGAACAGCTTATGCGCGAACAAAACGAAGCTAAAGATATGATTCAAGAATATTGTGGTTCAAGACCGGATAGCCTCGGATATGGATGGGCATTTGGAATAACCGCTGAGTGGCTTTATACTCTTATTGGATTTGATGATAAGGAGTTTGTTCCTGAGAAACTGATTCCGAATAATGATGATAAGAAGCATCCGTGTTGGAAAATCAATAAACGAAAGAAAGAAGGTCGTGAATTCATTGATAGATGGCGTAGAAAGTTTCGAGGTATAAATGGTCGGCTCCTTAATAAATTTGGGATTCCGGTAATGCACGAAGAAACAGGACGCTACTTCCATTGGCTCCCGCTTGAAAAAGATGGTATCTATTATGTCTCAGTAGGTTCTTCTCTTCTTGATTGTATGCCATCGGCAAAAAGTGAGCAGTTTGAGATAGAGGTTTAACGTATAACCAAGATAGATATGAAACAGAAGTTAGAAGAAGCAGCAAAACAATATGCAGAATCAGTAATTGATTCATTCGGGACAAACGGAATTCCGAATGGCGTTTCCGATATTAAAGACATGATTGCTCTTAGTTTTGAAAATGGCACATCATGGCTTTCAAATCAGATTAAATCTATCATCCTGGATGATACGTTGACAGATGGGGAAGTCATAGATAACATTAGTGAGCTATTGAACCAACAAGGATGTATTGGAGCGGATTAAAGAGAAAGGAGATTGATTATGAAAGAACTTATTGACTATTTGAATCAATCCGGGTTGACGGGATTAGTACGTACATATATGATTGCCGGAGGTATTTTATCTGTCATTGTATTTATTGTGACAATATATATGATTATTAAAATGTCACGTGCTCTTAATGGTAGGAAAAAATCTATGTTGGATTTTCAACGTAGATGCAAAAAAGGGGAAAAATAACTTGTAACAAGATAAATATGAATAAGATAGAAAAATTGGCTGGAGAATATAACTCCGCCTTTGCTCGACTAGCAGTAATAGAAAGTGAATTGACCAAAGAATGTCAGAAGTACGTTTCTTGGGATACTGTTCAAGTAAGTATTACTGGTGGTGGTGCTCCCATTGTACAGGCAAGAGAAGAGATAGATGCCGTTCCTTTGGAGGACTTTGTTGACCATGTAAATAAATATGGCAACATGTCAGAATGCGCCTACGGACATTTAGCTTGTATTTGATTTAAAACAGAACAAATATGAAAAAAGTAACGATAATATGTGATGCATGCGGAAGAGAGATACAGCCATCGTATTTCCGCAGCGCAAGATTGGATTTCAAGATAGATAAATGGGATGGTGGCTCTGTTGGTGGAAGGGAAGATATATTCATCCAAGAAGCCGACTTATGCTCGGAATGCGCCCATAAGTTACAGAAATTTATAGAGAACGAATTGAACATTCAACCACATCACCCTAATTGATTAAATTATGAAACAGACAGTAGAAGAAGCTGCTCGCACCCATTGGAATGAAAGTACATATAATAAAGATGCAGAGCTTGCCTATGATGAAAGAGACTGTATAGCTATCAAGGCATTGGCAAAAGCGATTGCATTACGGGCATTTAAGGAAGGTGCAACATGGCAGGCAAAGCAATCTCTGTGGATAAGCGTGGAAGAACGGTTGCCGAAAGAAGGGCAAAAAGTTTTTGTTTTGGTGATGTGTTATGGTACACCATGTATTCGAGAAGAAAAGTTTTGTAGAAATAGCAATTTAGATAAAAAGGGAATGTGGATTCACGGAAACAGTATCGTGTTAGCCTGGATGCCGATTCCTTCATTCATGATATACTCGAAGCCAACAGGGATGTACTGGAACGAATTAAAGAGAAAGGAGACTGAAAATGGACATAGATAACAAATATAGGATTCCCCTTGTCGGGGCCTATAATCCGTTAGTTTTTGAATGTCCCGAATGTGGTACAAGTATTCTCAACGATTACCATAAGCATATCTGTGGGATTGCAGAAGCTCGTATTGGGATAGTCTCTATAAAAGAGTGTCCAACATGTTTTACGAAGTATTATTCTCATTTTTCAGAAGCTGAATACAATCTGTTTTTGCATAGCATAGAGAGAGGTGAAAATTTGCATTTTAAAAATGTATTCGTGAAACAGATTAGAGAGGAAGGAGACTGATTATGGAAGTAAAGAACGGAATAATAATAGATGGAGTACTGCATGAGATGACGAGTGAAAATGTCCCATGCAACCAATGCTCACTGTTGCGCATTTGCAGTAAGTCAGAAAAGGAAGAATATGACATCTGTCTTTGTGCTTTGATGAACTGTGATGGCTTTGTTAACCGTGGAAAAGTAAAAATAGAGGAGGAGGAATAACTATGACCGAAGAACTTGTAACACTAGAGACTGCGAAGCTTCTGAAAGAGAAAGGCTTTAATGAGTATTGCAAATATATCATTAACGATAAAGGCTTGATGATGGAAACCATATTTAGAACTAGTAAGGATTTACCTAAATTATTCTATTCTTGTCCAATACAATCCATCGCCCAAAAGTGGCTTCGTGAAACCAAGAGCCTGCATATCGAAATATCCTATATGTATGGAAATTATTGGATATATGATATACTAACAATTCCGAATCACGACTTAGTAGGATTATCTGACAGACCTATTGCCCATTATAATACCTACGAAGAAGCACTTGAGGCAGGATTACAGGAAGCATTAAAACTTATATGATTATGAGAAAATTCACATATGTATTGGCATCTGTCATCATATCATATCTAATTTGTGTATATGAGTATAATATGTGGGACTTTATTACAGGATTAGAACCTTCGCAAACTTGCGAAAGATTACTCGGATATGTGTTATATTGCGTGATATTCTATTGGACTGCAAAGCTATTGATTATGATTAAATAAGTATGGAAACAGCAGAATTAATATTTAAATCCGTACTTGCCCCATTAATTTTTTTGTACTTTGGCATTTTTACCTTAATTTTGGTAAGCAAGTGTCACAGACGCATGGAGAATAGGTTTGATGAGATAGAAAAATGCGTCCGTCATGTGCCATATCGTAACGACATTGTTTACATCACCCAGCTCTTGGAACTGCAAAGATGTGGATAAATAAGGAACGGTATGAGGAAGCCGATAAGATTGGAGAATAATCAAGGATGAAGAAATCAAATTAGGAATAAGGAAATGAACAATATTAATTTAAACGAATTGCGCGATCGCGCTTATAAAACCGCTTGTGAACACGGTTTTCACGATGAGGAATTGAGTAATAAACACTGCCTTTGTTTAGTTACATCCGAGCTTATGGAAGCTGTAGAAGCAGATAGAAAGGGAAGATTAGGAAAGAAATGTAAATCACGTTTTGAAATGGACTATAATTGCCATCCTGCATTAGTGGAAGAAGAAAAGCGATTTAAGTGTTCCTTTGAAAAGAATGTAAAAGATACACTTCCCGATGAACTTGCCGATGCAGCTATACGCCTGCTTGATTTGTGCGGATTGCGTAAGATAGACATCGAGGATTTTACGGAAGAAATGTTATACGAGGCGGAGGAAAGTTGCGAGGATGAGACCTTTACAGAAAGTATATACGCTATATCCACAATTCCCATCAGATATGCGTATGAATATGACTATCCATTAGAAAAGCAATTAAATGGCATGCTATTGGCTATTTTCGGGCTTGCCAACCATTTGGACATAGACCTCACATGGCACATCAATCAGAAGATGAGATACAATGAATTGAGAGAAAACAAAAATGGGAAAAGGTATTGAGAAATAATCTAAAAACAATAAGACGATGAAGGTTAACATTGAAAATTTACGCCAATCGGTTATGATGCCAACTAAAGAAGACAGGGCAGAGTGGACCAACGGCTTGTATCTAATCTACGAAGACGGACATGCAGAACCGTTTACCGGCGATAACTTCAAAGATTGTGTACGATACATCGGATTAAAGCACAAAGACGTATCGTTTGCCATCTCGTTGACGGAGCATAAGGATGTTCAGTTGCTTGACAATGACAGCCGAGAGGAATTTGGAAATCAAATCTATTATGGGCGTGAATGTGATGCACTATTTGATATGAATGGACAGCGTAACACTACTCAGCTGATTGAGCGAAATCCTAAACTGTCTAATCTGCTGAAAGATGACGAATATATCCCATCATTAGGACAGCTTAATTTAATGGCTCATTATCAAGATAATATAAACGATGTGCTGAGGTACATAGGCAAAGAACCGTTATCCTCCACATGGTATTGGTCCAGTACTGAGTACAGTCTCAGCCTCAGTTGGTACGTACACTTCTTCAGTGGGCAGACGAGCAACGGCAACAAGTGCTACAGTTACAGAGTACGGGCAGTGGCAGCATTCACTTTATTCATGAGTATCAAGGAGAAAATGAATAGGGGACAACAAATATGAAAACAAGTTTATGCGAAAGTTCTTAATTCCGAAGTGGAAAAAGGATTTGATTTGCTAGAAAGTAAGATTAGACTTTAACACCTAAATTGGAAGAACAGTTTCAGCAAGAGTTATACAGCCCTACTTGCTGAAACTGTTTGTTTTAAACTGAGTCGTCAATGGCATTGATTACAGCAGCCATTTCCAAATCAAAGAAAAGGATACGTACACCATCATTGCATATACCGTATTGAGAACTAGGACGTTCATCGGTCCATCCGTTTTCAGCTATGACTAAATCAACTACTTTAAAAATTATATCCAAAGATACAAAGTTTATTTCTCGGTTGATAAAGTCTCTGAGTTCTTCTAATGTTTTCATTTTTTTAGTTTTCTATAAAATCAATCCTGTAACCTAGTGCATACCCTATCTTTGCAAGGATATCTATACCTGTACTATATTTACCAAGTTCTATTCGTGCTATGTGACCCTGGTTTATACTGACCAGCTCTGCCAATCTCGCTTGGGACAATCCCTTTTGCTTTCTGAGCTCGGCAATACGCTTACCGATTCGTTCTCTCTCATTCAAGCTCTCCATATAACCTCTCTTCCTCTCTTTCTTCTTCACACAAGAAATTCCACATCTCAATCAATGCTAATTCCTTATCTCTATTGCTTCCGCTGTTAGATGGATCAAGCCAATTTATGTGGGCTATTCTATCTTTAAATTCATCATAGCTACAGTATATACTATCCGCATCTTGGTCGAACCAAATAAAACAACGAGGGAAAGATAGGCGAATAATCCCTATCTGGCCATGGTAATCAATAATGTTTTCAGCAAGGTATATACCTGGATATTTCGGATTTTCTTTTTTCATTAGTAGATAACAGCTTTTAATTTTACGTCAGTTATACAAACACTCTCTTGTCTCTGTACAGAATAGTAAGTGACATGATTATTCGAAACTTCAAACATCGGATAGATTGAATCAGGATCGTCTTTAATTCCTTCAACCGTGAATTTAACGGTGCCTTGTTTTGATGCCTGTTTGAATGCTCTGCGAAAATTTATATCTAATGAATTAAAAGTTTTCATAATCTTATATTTTATAAAATTGAAAATTGCTTGTTTATTAATTCAAAAACACGTACCTTTGCACCGCATATCAGAAATGATATTAGTCGCCTTCGGGCGTGGATTGAAACGACATTAAAAATGTCATTGTGGCTTGCTCACAAATTAGTATTGTCTATACAGCCACTGTATAGTGAAGAGGCGGAGAAATCCGCCTCTGTTTTTTATTCCCTTACTACTTCTTTCTGCATCATAATTGAAAAAATCTTCATTCTACAAATTCTATATCATTCAGATTAATCGGATAAACTTCATATACTACCACCTGGTCAAACTCCCCATATTCATTTTTTTTATTCAAAATGTTTGCTATTAACTGACAGTTATAAGAATCACATAATCTAATTAATTCAATAGATGGAGCTTCGAATACTTCTATCGTATTAAATCTCTTATCCTTATTAATTCTATAAGAAAACATAGATATCATTTCCGCATTAATGCCTAATTCTTTGATCTTGTTGTACAATTCTAAAGTTTTCATATTCTTGATACTGAATTGATCTGTTGTCACCAGCTTTATATTTATCATAAAAAAATTTCTTCAACCTCAAATTCTGCCTTCTCTTCCCAATCAAAAAAATCTAAATTCTGTTCATCCTCTTCTGTCAAGTAGTAATATGCGCGTATCCTATAGCCATCAATCTCAATAGGGGCTTCAGCCCACTGACTTAGACCTTCATGTAGCGGATCAACGACACAGCTTGTAGGCTCTGCACCAGTTGATATTGCCTTATCTGCTATATCTTTCCCAAATCTATCTACTATTTCTTGATATGTATATCTTTTCATCTCTGTGCCCGTCATGCCGATAGCTAAGCGTTATGTGTTGCAAAATTATCGTTTATAAATCAGTAATTCGTTTCACAAAGTATGTTTTAAAGCATACTTTGAATATATTCAGTGCGTCTATTAATCTTAGTCCGTAGGGCAGTTAGGCGATTCCGGGTAAATTCTAAGCCACTGTGTGTACGGATGCCCCTTGCATTCAACCGTTCTACTACCTTGTCAATGTCTTGCGGAGTATTGCAGCCTTCCAACATGGCGGCTATCATATTGTTCTTTTCATCGTTCATCGCTTCCTTTCTTCTCTTTTCCCCGTTCACCTTACCGCCTTTCGCCTGTCCGGTAGTTGTTCCACCTAAAGAGGTGCATTTGTTTCCAGCTTTGGAAATAAAATAACCGTTTTCCTCAATTTGTTTTTTCTTTACTTCCAATGCTGATTTAGTTCGTTCCTGTATAAGTTCTTTTTCCAGTTGGGCAGCAAAAGAAAAGGCAAACAAAATCATTTCGTCCATCGCTTTTATCATGCCACAATTCAAATCAATGCCCATTTGGACGATTACAAGACGTATTTTACGCGGTTTTAGTTCATCATTGATAAGTTTGTTTAAATCGCTCATAGATCGTCCTAAACGAGAAATTTCGGCTACTATTAGCATATCTCCAGTCTCCAGCAACGGAAGTACATCAGTGCCTAATTTCCGTTTCTTATAGGTTACACCGCCGGATATTCCTTCTTCCGTTATCACAATGTCAGATTTTAAACCGTTTCTTTTCAACCATTCTTGGACGGTTCTGTTTTGCTGCTCCAATGTTTGTTTGTCGGTGGATATACGACCATATTCTACTACTTTCATAAATTATTCCTTAGATTAAAATTCGTTTCGGCAATGGTTCGCCAATCTTATACAGTTCTACGCTTGTAACTTCTTGTGTTTCTTTAAGCAGGTTTATCCCATCGCTGTAGAAGTTTAGCAACCTTATAGCTTCGAATGCGTTGCATGGTTGAAGCATTATAGTTCGTCCTTTCTCGTTAATCTGAATGAAATAATTCTTTTCCATAATCTTTTTGTTTTTAAGTTAGTAAATAGTTCCGCCCGTGGAACTTGCACCACTTGCAAGGCTTTCAACCTTTGGCGAATAATTCGGTTTAAAAACCGTTATTTCCAGTCAGCTCCTTACCTACTCCAACAGCTAACCAAATCAAAATGCAAATCATGAACATATTATTTCCTCCTTAATTAAATTTATTCGTTCATTCTTACCTATCGCCTACCCGGCAGCCGTATTACTGCCGGGGTGTCATAAGATGATATGTTGGCAAAAACCCCAACAATGTATCTATGCTAATTGTGGCAATATATTTCTATTCAAATTTCACATTCAAACACGGCTGTTTTGCCCTGATTGCTTACATAGTTTTTCTAATCTGTCATATATGCATTGTAAATAATCGATAAAGCCGTATATTATTTGCATTGTATTTTCTTTGCTGTCTATATCTATATCAATGCAAGCTATAATAAATTCTTTGCACTGTTTTACTGCCTTAATCATTAATTCAGTATTGACTATTTTTTTCACTATTTGGCTAAACTCGTTGCCATCAAGCCATAGTTTCTGTACGTAATTGTTAACTTCTTCGGATGTTATTATTTGTCCGTTGAAATAATCAAATGAAATTTTCTTTAATGAATTCATATTCTTTATTGTTTAAGTTAATAAATAGTTCCCAGTGGCGGTGTCGCTCCGCCTCCCCACATTGGTTAATATTGTTCTATCGTCCACTCTTTTTTTATAAAACCTTTAAAGTTGCCAAACGATTTTTTAAACGCTGCTAACGCTTCTTTCTTCGTCTTGCCGTAATAGCAATAACGCGCCCCGTTATAAAACTCTACCATTAACTTATATTCTTTCATATCCTTTAAAATTTATCTGATTCATCACTTTTGTTTATAAAGTCTTTTATTTTTTTTGGATCGGTGCCGGAAATGAATATCACAGTACCGAATAATAGCAACATAACGCCGAACATATTACACGCTGCTTTATTTGTCGTTAATTGCTTTGTGTAATTCACGCGCAAATCGTTTAACCATTCTTTTGCGTTGCGTATAATCGTAGTTATAATATAGTTTTTCCCATCGTTCGCACACTTTACGCGTTTTTTCGCTGCTCGTTCCGAATGGAGCGTAACCAGTGCAGACAACTATATCATTATATGGCTCTGGTAATTCGTATATATCAGCCGCCCAACCTTCTAAACGTTCGGTATGCCCTATCTTTGTAAGATAGTTTACTATACTTTGTATTTTGCAGTAACCTAATGATATTACACTCTCTTTCCCGTAGATGCGATATATTTCTTTTCTTGTTGTCTTCATAACATTATTATTAATGTGGATAAATGATTTTGATGTAGCAGGGGGCTAACAAGCCCCGTTATTTCAGCCTACAATATAAGGTTCTTTCATTGGAATATATTCCATACTGTTAAGCTGATAGATAGGTAGGAAGACGTTGCCAGCATCATAAAACCCCTTGAAAACGAAATCAGAAGGGGAAGCATTACCAATTATTTCGAGTTCTCTATATCCGTATACGTTGCTTTTTCCGTTCTTCTTGATGAACTTCTTTAACCAGTTCAACCCCTGAACGCCTTGCCCCTCTGTTAATGGAATGCCGTAGCCATCTCCAATGCTTTCCAACCAATCATAATCTATAACGTCTTGTTGCTGCTTGTTAGATCGATTTTTTAACAACTGCAATTGTTGTTTAGTGATTACACCGTTTTCTTTAATCTCTGAAAAAATGCTTTCTAAAGTCTTCATAATGCTATAATGTTTAATGTTAATATTTCAATTCATTACAGCGTGATTTTGATTATTGAAGAATTACGGCTATATTTGCGCCATGGAATTAAAAACCGTTGGCGGGTAACGCCTTACATTACCCACCGTTTGAGAACTTTAAAACTTGATTATTATAACCAAAGGCTTAAAGAACCAAACACGAATACAGACTTTTATTTCCATAAACGAACGGTTTTATAGGCTAATGAAAGTTAGCCGCTTTCGGTGGATTATTCCACCTATCCAGGTGTAGCAGGCTTCCAACTGTTACACCTTTTTTATAACCGCATCAAAAAATCAAAAATTAAATGGGAGAATATTTGCAAGTGAGAAGTTAAAGAAGTATTTTTGCCTCCGTTCCTGGAGAGTACTACTTTAAGTATTCCCAACTTATGAGAGCCTTAATACTGGTAATATTAAGACTCTCTTTTTATCTCAGCATTTAACAACACGCTTTGGGCGTTAATATTTGCCCCTGTGGAAGAATAGGACTTTATTACATTATCCTTTCCCTTTCACATTGCGAAGATAACGCTTTTTTATCAAAATATCAAATAAAACACATTATATTTTGTAAGCAATTAGAAATAAATTACATGTTCCATAACATACACCTATAAGCCAATATAACGCCATATAGAAGCGTTATATTTTCACCTTCACAATGTATCGCATTTACCTTTCTTCGCCTATATCGCGCATATTAAAGCCATATGCAACGAAGCAAACGAGCGTTGTAAACCGTTGTAGTACAACACAGGCAGTACAACCATGAACGCGCTATGCCCCTCCCCCCCGTACGCCAGTGCAACCGTAAACATCCGTCCTCTCTCATTTTTTTTAATTTTTTTTCTGATTTTTCCTCTCTTTCTAATTGTTTGAATATTTTATCTAAATCAAGACACATAAGCTGTAACATAATATTATTATATTATATGAGTTATTGTTTTACGTTGATGCTTCTCTATGCAGTATGTGTATGAACCCCTTTCATTATATTCATAATAAAAGGGAGAGCGGTGTTCGCTGTCGCTCACTTTTTTCTTTATGTTACTTTCTTTTTTATAGGTTTTGGATTAGACATTTTTCCTTTATTTATATAGGGTATGTCTAATATGCAATGAGGTAGTACTATGCAATACAAGGTATATTTCAAGTATTCTTTTACTTTTAAGATTAAAAGCTCAATATTAAAGCGGATTTAAATATATCACAGTGATAAATATTAAAGTAAAGCTTTAATATATGAATTTAAATTATTATATTTGCGTGTATTATAATAGAACAACATGAATGAATACAAGTTTTATATGATGCATTATGGCGAGCTTGGTGCCGGTTGGAAAGACTTGGAAATAGATTTCCCAGGTTTAAGGTATAAAGAATGTACAGGTCTTAATTCGTATGGAGAGCCTACAAATATGTATGCAGAGGATTTTGCCGAGACAAGCAAGGCGGAAGTGTATGTTTCCAGCACACCGGCACACAAGCAGACAACTATAAAACTGACATTGATATTCTTGGAGGATGATACCAAGGATGATAAGTCTTACCATGACTTTATGGCTTTCATTACCGGTTCTAAGATTGCCTACCGTGATACAGCGAGGAAGAGAAAGGTCCTGATGTACCTCTCAGGAGCCACAGAGCCTAAAAGCGATACCCTTTACGGGCAGAAATATAAGGAAGTGACGTTTACTTTCAAGAACGTGTACGGACATTCATTCGGATATGACGAACAATTTTCTGAAACATAAATATATAATGATATGAAGAATCCGATTGTAGATAACAGAATTGTAGAGGATATCTGGTTCGCCACAAGATTAAATGACACTCTACATAAAATATTGAATGGAGAGGTTGTTAGCCGTAATGATATTCAATATTTGACATTTATATCTGATGACCTTCTCGCTTACCAACGCCATACTTGTACAGAACAAGACGAGAAAGATTATTTTGAACGTATTGGCAAACCTCTGACGGAGATTATTGCGAAAGAAAAATGTGGTATAAGCGAATTGGTTGGAAAGACTATAACATGTATAGATGGACTTAAAAAAGATTCGGAAGAAGCTACATTTATATGCTCGGATGGTACGAAGTTTATTATGTACCACGAACAAGATTGCTGTGAGGTTGTGTCTATTGACGATGTTTGTGGTGATGTTGAAGACTTGATAGGCTCTCCTATATTGAAGGCAGAAGAGGTTTGTAATGATGCAAGCGATGTGATTCGTGAAGATGCGGATGCAAGCGCTACTTGGACTTTCTACCACTTGCATACCATCAAAGGAATGGCTACTATCAAATGGTACGGTACTTCCAACGGATATTATTCGGAGAAGGCTGATTTTGTGAAGGTTTACAAGGCTTACAAATAAGTACTAAGCATATAATAATTTTATTTTAAACAACAATAAACCATATATAATATGTTTTTAGAGACAGAAACCCTATCAGAAGCGTTGACCTTTGCGAAGTGCAAGGATTTGCCCAAGAAGCTCAATCCCGAACTGGGGCTTACTTGGATATTGGCTATCGCCCTTATCAAGAAGAAAAACCTTATGAATGCCTATGCCATTGTTGAACAAAGGGCTGACGGACTTATCCAGTACAAGAAGACATTCGGGCGGCTTTCTCCCATTGATGGTCTTATCTCCATCCATCCGTATATGTACGTGGATGAAGAGGCATTGGGAATGGCTATGAAAGCAAACAGACGAACTATCGCCATGCACTATGCTGATGCAGCGGACGACATCATTGATTCGGATGATGAGAAGTTCAAGGTGTACCAGTTGCAGTACGCCATGGATATGCAGAAGCTGAACATGAACCAGGAGAAGCCTAGATTCGGGAAGTCTGTTGTGGAAGAAGCGGAGGAAGCGGCTAATCCGGTTGTTGAGGAAGTGTTGAAGGAGAATGAGGCGTTGGCGACAATTGAGGACGAAGGAGAGTGTGTTATCGAGGTCGAGGACGCTAAGACAGCGTTCAGACCGAAGAAAGGTAGAAAAACTAAAAAAGAAGAATAGATATGGAAGATTTAATTAAGGCGTTGCTGATATTTTTGAAGTACGGTAATAAGCAATACCCAACTTCTTGTGAGCATGATATTCTTTACGTTGATATTGACCCAAGTGTTGTTCCTGATGAGGACAAGAAAACACTTGATGAACTTGGTTTTTTCGTTGATGATGAAAATGATTGTTTTGCTTCATTCAAATACGGAAGTATGTAAGCACAAATTATGATAGTCTATGATAGATGTTAAAGAATTGAGGGTAGGTAATGTATTGTATGTGAAATATGAATCCAAAACACATATTGTCCACTCAATACACGAATACAAAACTTTTAATGGCGGATATGCTATACGGATGGAAAATGGTTTTAAATGCAGTTTGGATTACGCAGAGCCTGTTCCACTTACGGAAGAATTGCTTTTAAAGTGTGGTTTTAACATTGAATGTTATGAGTATTGCATAAAAGAACAACGACTATTTGCAATAGAAGATTTTTGGATATTACATAATTGTCATAATGATTTTTATGGAGTAATGTGTTCCAATAAGGTTGTTAGGAAGATAGAACATCTACATCAATTACAAAACATCTATTATGCCTTAACTGGTGAAGAATTGGAAGTGAGATTATGAGCGATAAGAAAATGTAGTAATTTAAAGAATTAGAAAACAATAATAGATATATTATGGTAAAAGGAAACAAACAACAAGGATTTGAGTTCATCATCAAAGAAAGTGATGTGTTGGAGAGAGAAAACTTCGGCTCGTTTGAGATTATAATCACGAAAGGATATGCCTGTTTTAAGAACTACACAGGATTCCGGGTGTTCACTACCCCGTACGCTGTGGGATTGGACGGTGTGGCACATGAAACATCTCTCTATGCGTGGTTGAAGTATATGGTGGACTTCAAGAAATCCATCAAAGACAAAGAGAATGAAATGTTCGGGGAAACTACTTCCACCAACAAGGAGTTCTTGGACGGTATGAAGGTGCTTACCGAAGCGAACCTTATCAAGCCTATGGCTGTGTTCACAGATATTAATGAAGCGCAGAAAGAAGCCGAAAATTATATAAAGTGGATGGAAGGTCAGATGAAAGATTTGAATAAAGCAATGAACACTACGCCACCTGAAGAAGATTTGAAGGCGAATGCTGAATTTGAGCAGAAGGTTATCATGGCAGAAGAGGCTAAGGAGGTATTCGATGGAAGTGTTGAAACCGAGGAAAGACAGGTATAATCCTGATAATACTTACCGTATCTATATCAATATAGGTAATCATCCGGGTGCGAAGTGGGTATCTTTCAAGGACAAGGAAACCGGGGAGGTTACTAAGGGTATATTCTTGCCTGACTGGGAAACTGGAGGCATACGGATAAGACATGGACAAGTCAAGTTTGAAATTAATGCAATACCCGTAAAAGGAAAGATAAATACTCATGTGCTTATTCCTGCTGTATATAAAGGTATTGATTGTGGACTTGGACTAAGCATAGGTAATAAGGTGACAGACTTTAAGAAGGCTGTTATTGGAAACATGTATATATGCGGAGAAATACTTAATGAAGACCAAAAGAAAATACTAGAAAAGTATGTCAGAAGAAAAGGATTCTTTAAAATCGGGCGTTATAAGAAAAGTTGAGCGTATCGTGTGTGATTGCGTAAATAAAGTATTCTGCAATCAGGACCCTGTATATCCTTCAACTATCTATGAAGGAAGGACAAACATTATTCTTACAGGGAGGATTGCGAGAGGTGCAGTTTTTGCCGTATTGCATAACAGGTTCGGAATCTCATACGGTAATATTGCCAAACACTCAAAAATTAGCAGCAGGAACATTATACGGTCCGTAAAGACTTATAAGAGCATTCCTGATTCGGACAATGCCGTAATGATGATAAAAGAGCTTATAGAAGTTGAACTAAAAAAATTCCCAATTTTATGAATGATTTACTTTCTTTTAAACGTAATGTCATGATGCTCGGTCTTTGCACTGGATATAAGAATAAATGGGACGTAGCTACAAGTAAGGAAGCGTTAATGGATATAGCTTTGGATTCAAACGGTGTGGAGCTGTTGACAGATGCTCATAGCTTTGGATTCGGTATGGATATTCAGTATATGGAACGAACGTTTTCTGACTATATTAATGGCAAATGGAAGCGGAGCAAGGATGGATATACTTCGTGCCTGTATGTGGACTTTAACGGGCAAATAGAGCAGGATTGCACGCTTACTACGGTGCTTGCTTCAAAGGTTGAGTTCCATGTTCCGAAAGGGAACGTTTGCAAGCTGTATGTGGGTGCAAAATCTACTGTTAACATTACTGGAGAAGGCATTTGCTATGTGTATTCATACGGTCACAATAAGGTGACTGGAAGTTTTAAGTCAATGAATTGTATAACTAAATCAGAGTGGACGAAGGAGGAATAAAAATGGCAGTAAAATTCAGACATAAGGAAACGGGACTATTCTTTTGCAGGGCAAAGGGATTATCACCTTCAATAAAAATGTATAACGAATTGGGAGAAGAAGCAATTTTCAGAAAAAGGAATCTTTCTAAGAGAGGAAGACTTTATGAATCCGCTACTGAAAATCAAAAAAAAATGTGGATTGGAGAAAAACATGCGAATGAATTTGAAATAGTACAAGTATGATACGTAATACTTTGATATATCACTTAATAAGGAACCGAATAAACTTTGATGCGTTCATGTTGGATATTGTATATGATGTATTTCCTAAGATAGTTAAATTGTACAATAGCCTATCTGCCATGTGTAGAAAAGGTAACGGGTGAGTTGGCGATTGTAACGCTGACGCACCTTGCTTAAAAATCAGATTATGAAAACAACAGACTTAAAAATAGGCAACTATGTTCATATCAAATTCCGCTCCCAACAAGGAGAAAGGCTTTCCATCCCCATGCAGATAGTCGGAATATTTTCAAGCATCAATGGGGCAAGCCCGAATGATACCGTTTACCTTGACTTTGAAGGAAACGAAGGTGATATATGGGAAGAAGAAGTACAAAATTTAGTATTCGCTAAAACGGAGCTTAAAAAACAATGAATTATATAGAAGAAGAGCAAATACAAGCCGACATAGAACGGTTTGAGCAAATAGGTAGCGATATTCCCGATGATGGAGATATGGTTGAACAAATACCATTGTTCAGCTCTTCCGATATGCAGTCAGTCATTGAGGGCGGTAAGAAGAAGCCTCCTATTCATAGGCTTTGGGGCGATTTTTGGTGGGAGAACGAGCTTGTATTCTTATTTGCCGATAGCGGAATAGGTAAATCCATTCTTGCCACGCAGATAGCCTACGAGATAGCCAAAGGGGAAAGCGAATGTACGGAGGTGGAGGTAAGTCCTCAAACCGTTTTGTACTTCGACTTTGAGTTATCGGACAGGCAGCTTGCAAGAAGGTACTGCAATGCGGATTTCCCGAAGTCGCTTATCCGATGCACCATATCGGAAGAAGTGGACAGCGAAGATTTTAACATGAACGTGATTGACGGCATAAAAGACAAGCTGATTGATACAGGTGCAAAGGTTATGATACTTGATAATCTTTCCTATCTTTCTACGCAGACAGCAGAAGCGGAGTTTGCAGGTGCTATTATGGACGGTCTTACAAGATTGAAGCGTGAGCTGAAAATCAGTATCATGGTAATAGCGCATACGCCTAAGATTGAGGAATGGAAGCCCTTGTCTAAAACCAATATGGCAGGGAGCAAGCTTCTTTCCAACTTTGCGGACGGGGTGTTTGCCATAGGACGTACAAGGAATGGAGGACGTTATCTAAAACTACTAAAAACTCGCATGGTGAGTGAACCGGATGAAAAGTCGCTCCTGCCATATTTCAATATTATTTCGGAATCTTACCTTCATTTTGAAAAGGTTGGTGATGAAACGGAAAAGAAATTACTTATGGGAAAACCTGCAAAAGATTTTTTCACTTCTATTTGGGATAGAGCTGTTGCAGAGCCTATCCCTTTGAACGAGTTGGTTAAACTGATTATATCCAAGGATAGTTCTAAAAATAGTGCAAAATCTAAGGATGGTAATGCCCGTAAGCGTATAGACCGTGCAATAAAGTACGGATCTTTAAAAAAGGACGAATTGAAGAATATATATTTGAAAACTGACAATTGACATGGATGTTGAAGAGATAAAGCAAAAGAAGCAGGAGTTGGGCGAAAAGATAGCTGTTCTTCTGAATGGGTTTGAGAATGAAACCGGAGTTCAAGTTTCGGATGTCAGCTTTGTGAGAAGAGTGGTTTATGACGAGTTGGGACATGAAATATATAAGGTGTATGTGGCAGAAGTGGAGGTGAAACTATGAGTAAGAAAAACTTATTATACGAGTTTGACCCTGTAATATACCCCCGAAATTTATGGGTGTACATAGGTTCTGATGAGGATTACATTAATAGATATTTTCACGAAAACGGAAGTGACAAAAGATTAAGTTTTGAGGCAAACTCAGAATGGGACGGATTGACATTAACGGAAGTTGTACGGAATGACACTAATATGGTAGGCATACTTGTGATATTCCGCAATAAAACTGATATGAGGATGGGGCTTGTTTGTCATGAGGCGAGCCATGTCGTTGATGCCATAGAAAATACTATCTGTATGGAGCACGGTGGGGAGCCGTCTGCATATTTGTTTGAATGGGTATGTAAGAGTATCAATTTAGCGAGGTTGGGTAGTTGCGAGCCATTGAAATTTCAAGATGAATCTGAAAAATAGAACACTTATTTTTGTATAACCACCGTGATTTTTCTGACAATCAATGTAAAAACATTAAAAATAGGATAATGTAATCCCCGTTCGTAGCGTTCGGGGATTTTTGTTGTATGCTATTAAACATGTATAAATTAAATAAGAAATCCATTGCAATACAAATTTTAGCCTCTATATTTGCATCATAATTACGCTCATGGCTACGCATACCTTAAAGCTGTATTTGCAGCTTGTCCTTGAATAATAGGTATGCTTACCCTTTGTTTTTTTACAAATAACTCATTAGTATTATGGCATACAAAGCATTAGACATCGCAAATAAAATTATATCCAAAACAGATTTGGAACATGGTGATACTATATCAAATCTGAAATTGCAGAAGATGATGTATTACCAACAAGGTTTCCACTTGGCATATTTTGGAACACCATTGTTTGACGAGGATATTGTTGCCTGGCAATATGGGCCGGTTGTCCCTTCTGTATATAAGGAATATAAATCGTTTGAATCCAATTCTATATCGACTTCAAAAGAAGGTATATCTTTATCAGATGATGAAGAAGAACTTTTCAACAATGTTTATGAGGAATACAACCAGTTTTCTGCTGTAGCCTTGATGAAAATGACACATGAAGAATCTCCTTGGAAAACCACGGAAATAAACTCTGTAATAAGCCGTGATAAGATGATGGCGTTTTTCAAAACACAAATTGAAGCATAAATGAGTGGCAAGTTTAAGTTAAAGCATAAAGATGTAAAGCCTAATTTAAAAGAAAAAGAGGTTGATGCGAGAAGCAAAGAACCTCTTTTCTGCTTTAAGTACTTGGATATGAAAACATCTTTAAAAGGATGTGATAATAGTGTGTTCAAGGATTTTGTAACGAGGATGCAAAAATTGTGCTGTCTTACTTGGAAAGATATAAACGTTTCCGGGAAACACCAGTATGGTTTTGAAATGATACCAATCAAACAGTTGAAGCCAACATCCCTTCCTGCAATAATCACAGAGGATATTAAAGAACTTGCTGTTTTCAGATATAGTGGCGATAACCGCCCTTTCGTATGTCTAATAATGGACTGTGTGATATACCCTATATTCATAGAAGCTAAATTCGGTGATATATACGACCACGGAAGTAAATAATAACAGATTTATCATACCTATAAATCGTTTAGGACAACATTGGTTACGATAGCAAAAGCGGTCAGTGGATGAATAGTTTCTGTAAAATGGATGGTGTTTCAAGCTATCTTTGTGCCGGTGATAACAGCATATCAGAGCGGCTTTCTAAACCTATAAAATTCAAAAGGAATAATGCAGGTAGCTCACAATCAACGGCTAACGGATATGAAGTTACTCTTTTGGTCGATATTTGTTCGGCTATAATAGACGCAAATCGTGCCGGTGTTTTTGATAATGATGTTATTGTTCGTAATGCAGATATAATAATTCGTTCAGTTGCGAAGGTAGGTATCATAGCACTTGTTGACGAAGCTACAGGCTATCAATACGAAAGGGAGAATGACGAACTCCAAAAAATACTTAAAGCGTATATTTCAGAGGAACTCCTTCCGTGGCAGAAACGTTTCCCCGATATATTCTATAAAGAATTATTCAGGCTTAATGGATGGGATTATACTGTTAACGGGATAAAGAAAAGACCGGGAATAATAGGAAAATGGACGAACACATTTATATACGAGGAACTTCCTAACGGTGTATTAGAGGAACTTAAAAAGAAGACTCCTAAAAGTGAATCAGGGAACAGAACAAACAGGTATCACCAGCTTTTGACTACCGATATAGGAGAGCCTAATTTGGAGAAGCAGATAAACAAGGTTATTACGCTGTTCCAAGTTTCTGATAACATGAAGCAGTTCTGTGACAATTTCAAGAAGATGAAGATGCGCCAAATTGGTCAGATGGAGCTTCCTTTTGAATTTGACGAAAATGGAAGGATAAAGGAATAGATATTTGAATATTACTAACTTAAAACAAAACATTATGAAGAAGATATTAATAGCCATTGCATCATTGATAATATCGGGATGCAGCGATTATGATAATGTTGGTGAAGAATACAACATGCTTATGGTATGTAATGATGTACGTGTTACATCTCATCAAATAACAACGGATGTAGGAGTTATAACCACTCTTGACCACTTCGATGTAAAACCGATAGGATATTGTGATTGGGTTAGTTGTGCTCGTGATTATTCTTATGTGGATGTGAGAGTAGCCGAGAACAAAAGTACAGAAGATAGGGAATGTTTTGTAGAAGTGTATAATGACAGATATAACCTAAGAGATACATTTCTTGTACATCAAAGTGGAGTATTTGTTCCAAGCAATGGTGGAAATGGCGGTGGAAGCGGTGGTGGTTCTGTGACTAACACCACCAAGAGGAGATGTGCTGCAAGGACAAAGAAAGGTACACGGTGCAAGAGGACTGCCGCAAAGGGAAGTATCTATTGCTGGCAGCATAAGAAATAAAATATGATATGAAGGTGCGTATTAAAATACTCTTATCAATCATACTGACCTTATTTGGAGGGTTGATATATGTATTATATAGGGATAAGTCTCTTTTAATGTTTTCGTGGTTTGAAAGTATAGGTTTAAATAGTGTTGTTGATTACATAAGAGATAAGAATGTAATGATAGAACCTTATTATTGGATAAAGTATAATTTACCGGCAGGACTATGGTTTTTTTCTTATATGTTTATTATAGATGCGATTTGGAGTGACAGCAAAAGCGTAAACAGGAAAATGTTCATTTGGATATTGCCAGCAGTTGCCTTACTTTCTGAATTGATGCAGATATTCGGTCTATGTCCCGGAACATTTGATATATTTGATTTATTAAGCTATTTGTTAGCAATTATATTATTTAAAATAATAAAGTATTATGAGAAGTAAAAACATTATTTCTACCATTGTATTGGGGTTTTTCGCTTTTATAGGTGGTGGCTCATTCAGTGATGGGGAATTAGTATTTTGGGGAATAACAATTTTCGTATTTGTTATTTTTGTTATAATTTATTCGTCTATTCAGCGTTCCAAGGATAAAGAGGAACAGGCGAAAAAGGACAAGGAGAAGGAAGAAGCAGAGAGGAGGAACACGAATAAGTATAATCAAGACTTGTACAACCTGTCTGAAAAGTATGGAGAGAACACCTTGGTTATAGATATACTTGGTATGGGGAATACGAAAAATGTAGATTCTGCAATAATTGTATATGAGCAAAAGAGCATTATCCGTATAATGGGTAAAATGTACAATTTTAAAGATATAATAGGAGTATCAGTGAGTGATAATCAGAAGATTGTTCACGGTCAAATGGCATCTTCTACTAAGACAAGTACTGGGAGCATGGTTGGACGTGCTGTCGTTGGAGACTTGGTAGCTGGTCCCGTAGGCTCAATCATAGGAGGCTCGACAGCAAAGAAAAATACGACATTTGTTCAAGATGATGATTCCATTGTGCATGACTACACTATACACATAAACGTAAACGACATTTCAACTCCCATTATACATATAAATACTTGGAATGATAGTGAGCTAACAAATAAGATTGTAGGTTTGATTAATGTTATATTGGTAAGGAATAAATAGCAGATAGTTAATAATAGGGTGTCCGTTGAGCGTATACCCTATTATTATGCTTAAAAACACACCGCAAAGTTTTGCGGTTTCAAAATAAATGCTTTTCTTTGCAGTGCTAAACAATTATAAGAGTGGGCAACTCTTATGTAATCCGTAAGGGTTATTTTTATGCCCAATATAGACATAGATATATCGTATTTTAGATATAGCACACGAACGGTGGGGTAACGGAAACGTCCCCAAAATTAATCTTATGATTGTTTAGCAGCCGTGACCGTGTGCTTTTTTATTTTATGCTAAACAATCAGAAATCTAATGCTTCTGCCATCCAAGTGTTCAATTCACCACAATTCGGTGAAATCAGAACAGCAGGAACGAGTGAAGACCCATTGTTTTGCCTTTCCGATGTATGTTCGGTATTAGGGCTTAGACAAGGTGATGTAAAACAGCGACTTGATAAGGGTGTGGTTTCAACCCAACCCCTTGAAACGGCTGGAGGTATTCAACAAGCAAACTTTGTAAACGAGGACGGTTTGTATGATGTTATCCTTGATAGCCGCAAACCGCAAGCGAAGGCATTTCGCAAATGGGTAACTTCCGAAGTTCTCCCTGCCATCCGAAAGACGGGCGGCTACCTCGCAACTAAATCCGACGACACTCCCGAAGAAATCATGGCACGTGCTCTAACCATCGCACAAGCTACCCTCGCCAAGAGAGAGGAACGGTTAAAGCAGCTTGAAGCGGAGAACGAACACAAGCAAGTTGTTATTGAACAGAAAGAGGAAGAAATTGTCATCAAGGACAAGGAAATTAAAGCTCTCGCCCCAAAATGTGAAAGTTTCGATAAGATAATGTCGAGTGAAGGCCTTGTCACAACCAATATGATAGCCGCATTTTTGGGAATATCGGCAATAAAGCTGAACAAGCTGTTATGCAATTGGTATATTCAGTACAAACAATCAGGCATTTACTTCCTTCATGTCAAATACAGAGGGAACGGATACACTAAACACGTTCCACATCCGTACATAGACAATGGAGTGCAGAAATCAAGGGAACACATGTATTGGACGGAAAAAGGGCGTAAATTTGTAATTGAATTGTATAACTCTAAAATAGCCTCATAATATGGAAAAGCCTATGTTTAAGAACATGGATAAGATTAAAGGTTCTATTCATGAAAGTATTGAAAGTGATAACGGTGTAAATATCACAATCGGTCAGTCTTATTCGACTACACATGACGAAGAGATGAAGATTTCAGTATGTATGGAAAAAGATGGTGATGAAATAGCCGCAATTTTGACAAAGGAGGATGCTACTCGTTTATATGATGGCTTGAAACATGTTTTAGGTCAAGCAGATTAAGGGAGAATTAGAGCCTGTTTAATAAATAATAATCAATATATTTAATTATAAACCAATTACTTACGTTATCCGAATTTATGCGGACAGCAAGAGGTATGTTTAAAAAATTAAGAAAGTATGGAAGAAAGTACGCAACACGCTATGTTTGTATTATGCATAGCCTTGAATGAGCTTGTGCTTTTCGGATTAATTGTTCGCCTTCGTTCTGAAATAAAAAAACTTGAGAAAAAGTGTAACTTGATTGAGCGTAAAAATGATTTAATTGAGAGCAAAATAACGGTTTTTAAATTACTTCGCATATTATTTCCTGGAAATAAAGGGAGCAATGTATAGCGCATCTAATACGTTAAGCTAACAACTAATTTTAAACACATAATGAAAATTCTAACGGAAGTAATGAATAGGAACTATTAATTACTAAATACTAACAATCAGAACATACATAAAATCATTCAATCATGGAAACAAACAATATGAAAATTGTAAAAATAGAAATTAGCAAAGATGCTCTTGATACCATCAAAGAGATTCAAAGCAAGGACGGTTACAACGTCAGAGAAAGACAGAGCTGCATGATGGAGGCAATATCAGACCTTACATTGTCTCTCAATACAGACGATGTAGATAAAAGAAGGTTTTGCTACATACTTACGCACTTGGCGGATTATGAGAAGCTGATAAGGGAATTGAGCACAATACATATAATCCAATAACCAAAATTGCTAAAACGGAAATGTCTAACAAAATAAAGGAGGAATATGGAAATTGGAGATTATGTCTGTGTTCTCAAAACTGATGAAAGAGGAGAAATTGTTTTAACTTGGGTTAAGAAGGATAATGATTATGGGTATCGAGTTGACATTAATGGAAAACTTGGTATTAAACCAATCTGCCCAGAAGAAGCAAAGCGAATAAAGCATAAGTATATTAAGTTTAATTTTAATTTATAACAAAATGAAAAGAATAACGGCCTACTTGAAAGGCAAAATCGAAGACATTAAGTGTGTATCACGTGAGAAGAGAGTCAACTCGGCATTGGAAGCTGCAAAAATCAATTTTGAAGAACAGATTTCTGATGCTGATATAAAGATTGACAAGTTGATGAGAGAACTCGGAACGACCGATGATGTTCAGTCAATCATCCAAAAGATTTCTGACTGCATGGATGACAAGGAGGAATCGAATCGTGGAATTAAGCGGTTGGAAGAAATCAAGGCGTTTATGTATGAGGAAATTCAAGAAAACTAATATTATGAATTAATTGCCACATATTAGCATAAGAGCACGTTGAGGATTGACCAACGTTTCAAATGAAAAGGCACTCTACTTATCGCAAGCGGAGTGCCCCTTTTGTATAGATTGGTTCAGAAGCTACTGCATTACAACGCGCAAGGCTGGTCCCTTGGAATTTGGACTTGGTGCAAACACACGGTCTATCCTGTCCGAAAGGATTTCCAAATACCTCGTCTGCGCCCTCAACTCAACAATCATGGGGTTAGATTCGCCCGATTGGGATTCTAAGCTGTAGCGGGCTTCTAATAGCACTCTGATTGCGGCTATGTCAGTTGTCTGTTGATTGACAAAGAACCTAATAGAATTAAGTAATGCTTCAAGAGCTTCTGCTGTGGTTTCTGATACACCTTGTATTCCTTGTTGAAGTGCCGACAATTCAGATTTCTGCCCTACACTTGTGCCTTTGTATCCTAATGTTTCCATAAGCGCAAGCAAATCTTCATTTAATCCTTTCAATGCGCTTTCTCCAAGAGCCTGGATGTTTGCAAGCTCTTCTTTAGTGAGGTTAATCCCTCCTACGCTCCCCTCTGTAACGGATTCATCTATTTTCTCAAACAGCTCCTTCAAACGCCCTTGCGCAAGTCTCATTGTAGCTTGTTTGACGATAAGATTTTCAATAAAACTATCAAAGTTTTCATTAAGGGCTTTTAGTCCATCTTCTGTTTCATTGAAAGCATCCATCCATGCTTGAACAAATGAAGAGGCGGCATCCTTATATTCTGACTCCCCACCTATACCTCCTAATTCTAATTTCTGTTGGTCTAAAATTTCTTGTCTTGTCTTTTTCAGTTCATTTATAGCATCATTCCATTCATCAATACGGTCTCTATCAGAATCTTTCTTTGCCTCTTCTGAGTTAATCATATTTTCATATGATTCAATCTGTTGGTCTAAATTGGCTATTGTATCTTTGGTTTGTGTACGAAGATCATCTGCACTCCAAGCGGCTTCCATCTTCTCCTTTAACTCATCGTATGCCCTACCAAGTGATTCTATATTCTTTATTTGCCGTTGGATTTCACGTTCTTTCTTCTTGTTCTTATTGCCAATGCCGAATATGCTACCGATGGTATTGCCTATTCCGGCAATAGTTTTCATTCCACCTGTAACCATACCCAAAACATTACCTGTAGCATAAGATGATGCAAATTCTCCTGCACCACTGAAAGCTTGAGACATTCCATTTAATGATTCAGAAATTTCTTCTGGCACATCAACACCGAAAGATGAAAGCATAGAAGAAACTTCTCCAAAAGCAGAATTGAATTTATCTATTTTTTCTGCATTTTTTTCAAATGCTGCACCGAGGTCTGCTATAGCTTTTTGCTTATCTTCTGGTTTTGCATTTTTCAAGTCTTTAAAAGCTTCAACAATTCCCTTGATAGGGTTTCTGTCTAGTTTTTCACCTTTCAGCTTTTCAATCTGTTCAATTATTGTTTTCAACTGTTCTGGCGGCAAACTTTTGAGAGACCCTCTAAATTCCTCTAATTTCTCGAGAATACTATCAATAGCTGCCGTTGAAGAATAGTCAAGATTTTCAAATAGCTTGATGTATTCGTCTGTATTTTGAAACGCCTTCCAAGTATTTTCATCTGTCTTCTTATCGTACTTATTTTTAAGATTGGATTCAGCTTGCGCTCTCTGCTCATCTGTAAGGGTTGCTTTTGCTATATTTGCCTTTTCTTCGTAATACCACTTATCAAGCTGTAATTGTTCTGAAAGTTGTGTTTTATAATCCTTGAGAATCCTAATAGTAAGGTCTGTGCTTTCCTTATCACGCTGTTGCCCCAGCTTTTTAAGTGCTTCATCGTAACCCTTTTGGTCTGCCTTACTTAACTGTCCATTTTTATCACGTTTGGCTTCATATTCATCACGTATCCCTTTTTCTACATCATCCAATGTCTTTGCAAGTCCGGGGAACAACTGTTGAACCTCCGCTTCGGAAAGCCCTGCATCTTTCAGTTTCTTGTGCAAGTCCAACTGGTTGAACATATCTTCAATGTTCTTCTTGGTCTTTTCAAGCTGTTCTTTCAGGTAGTCCTGTTGAATACCGATTTTAAGTTCTGCAATTTCCTTTTCAAGCCCAGTTCTTTTTGCGGCATTCTTTACGTCATTAGGAATCTGTTTGAGTAACTTTTCAAGCGCATCAATCATTCCTTGCTTGGTCGGAATAATATCTTCCGCTTTGATAACTTCTCCCATTTGTGTAAAGTCCAAAGCACCTTTGAAAGCCGAACGTGTTTCCTCTATGGCACGGTTCTCTCCCATAAGCTGATTCAGCTTTTCATATCTTGACTGCATTTCTTTTAGGACGGAGATACGTTCTGCCCAAATATCACGCTCGGCACTTGAGCGACTTTTATTTTTGTCGCCACCAAGTTCATTATACAGGCGATTAAGTTCTTCTAGTTCGGATTTTACCTTGTTTGTGTCTTGACCATATTCGGGATATATGGTAGATTGGCTTTTCCGAATTATTTCGTTACGTGTGTCAATCTCCGTCTTAATGCGTTTCTTAAACTCCGCTTCCGTTTCCCCACTTCGTATATTCCAATTAGCTTGTATGTCAGCATTTCCATTAATTCCAAGCAGGAATTTCTTGATGCTGTTTTGAAGAGGATTAAGGTTAAGACCATTAATCTGTTTTTCAAACTCCTGCAACCACACTGCCCCTGAAGTATCTCCCGATTCTTTGGCTTCCTTGGTCAGTTTGTCAAAGAGTTGTTTGAGCTTGGTTTGTGTCGCTTTCTGTTTTTCTTCCTCAAAGAAGAAACTGTCATTGAACAATTTGTTTATGTAAGCGGAATCTACCTGCACATCCGAACCAATCGCTTTCAGTACCTTCTGTACGAGTTCCCTTGCGTATTCAAGTTCATCCTTAGTGACTTTTGTATTTTCTTTTTGTGAATCACGGAGCACATCGTAAGCGTTCATCGCATTTGCAACCATCTTTTCTGTAGCATCTTTCTGCTCTTGGTATCGTTGCGCAGTCATGCTGATAGAGCCTTTACTGAAACGCTGTTCAATGGATTCTACTTGGCTTATGTATGAACGTGTGCTTTCAAACCAATCCTTAAACTCACTACGTTCAATCTGAATATTATCGAATCTGAACTTGTTAGCACCGCCAAACGAATTACCCGACAACTGAGTGAAGTAGTCGCTTAAATCAATGTTGCCCAACCCTGTGTATTGCTCTACAACTTTTTCAGTCTCTTCACGAAGTTGCTTAGTTGACGTTATAGCACCACTTAATAATTTTTCTTGTACTTGGCTCAATATACCGCTAATTTCGCTCCAAGATACTTTCATCCCGTGTTGTTCATCTATTATTTCAGAGATAGCTTTTGCGGTTTTCTGTTGGTTGGAATACATTTCTTTGTTTGCATCCTGTCCAACTTCATCAATCATTCTTTCTTTTGTCTTTGCGTTGATATATTGATGTATCAGCTTGATGGCTTCATTATAATTTCCGTTTAACGCCTTAATCCCCTCTGCGTTTAGGTATTGTTCGGGCAGTATGTCTGAATACTTCTTTTTCAGTTCTGCAAGTGCCTTGTTGTGTTCTTGGTATGATTTGGTAGAATCTGTAACAACAGAAGCCAACTTTACATAGTTATTTGACGATTGAACGACACTAAAAGCCCCCTCTGCTGCTATGCCGTCAAGTGCTTCTTTCAGTCTGTTTGTATTTTGAATTACTTCGTAAATAGCTACACCAACGGCTGTAATAACGGCAAGAATAGCACCATATGGATTCTTGGCTACCGCCATATTTAAACCGTTCTGTGCAGCTGTTGCCCCTACCGTTGCAGCGGTTTGTGTACGAGTAGCCATAATTTCCTTGAATTTGAGGGATATTCTCGTTTTCTGCATAGCTATGCCCTTTGTCATATAGATTCGTTCTGCAATCCACATTGCGCCTGACACAGTCTTAAAAGTGCCGTATGCCGTTATGATAGTTTTCAACACAGAGGCAACCGTGCGCCAATTTTCTAATAATGTATTTGCAAGGTTGATAGCTGTAGAGATAGACAAAAAACCTTCTTGATTGGATTTTCCTATCTCATTCTGCATAATGGATATTACGTCTTTCAGACGATTTATTTGTCCGTGAAGTGTATTTACCTGTACCTCTTGCATATTGTAGAACAAGCCACCTTTGTCGGTCATTCTTTGGAATACGGCTTCGACATCTTCAAACTTTACCATGCGTTTGGAAATCATATCTACAATCTGTGCTGTGGTATATGCTTCGCCTTTCACTTCCTCAAAGTACGATTGTAGTTCTCCGTACAAGTTGATACCTGCTTCCGTGAACTGCCTTACTTCCGTACCACGCAAATAAGCTGCTGCCTTGACCTGTCCGTAAGCCAAAATCAATCGTTGTATATCTACACCTAATCCAGCCGATACGTCTGCAAGCCGTTTTGTAGTATCAAAGAGTTTATCGCTTTCGATACGGTATGCAGCAAGTTGTTTTGTGAATGTAACAAGCTGCATCGCTTGGAATGGCGATTTAAGAGCTTGCTGCATGGTTTGGGAGAAAATTTTATCTGCCTTATCTTTGTCTTGCAAAATGGCACGTAAAGCAACTTGTTGAAGTTCAAACTGACCTCTTACTTCAACAATTTTTCTGATATAACCTTCAATCTGTGACACGGAGAACAACAAAGCAAGCTGACGGCTTAATTGCCCAGCCGTATCCATTAGGTTGCGATGACGTGTAGCAAGCTGCTGTGATTTAATACCTGCATCAGTCAACGCTTGGTTGTGTTTTGCGATGGCTTGGTTTATCTGTTCAAGTGTGCTTTTATAGTTGGCATCGGTAGTATTCAAAGATAAACGAGCTTTTTTCAGGTACTCTATTGCCGTGATTTGCCGTTGAAGTGTATTTGCTGTTTTAGAAAAGTCAAGCGCACCCTGTGCGGTTGTATTCTGTTTGTAGTTTTGTGCTTTTGCCAAATCTGCCGAAGCCTTATAAGCACGTCTGTCAGCAGCTATTCTTCTTTCCGTCTCTTTTTCTTTAGATTGGGCACGTTGCTCGTCCGTCTTTCGTTGCTCGTCAAGCTCCATCTTCATGTAGCGCATGGCTTCTACCGCAGCCTTTTGTTGCGGCTTTGACAAGTCCATGTTCTCAACGTATTTTTTCAAATCCGAATATCCCTGCTTCAATCCGGATATATTAAAGTTAGCAAATGAACCTTCTCCGATTTTATTGTTTCCTATTCTGTTTAGCAAATCTGCCGCACGTGAAAGGCTTTCGTTCAGAGAAGTAGTCTTTCTTGTAGTCTCTTCCGCACCTTTCCCTGCTCCTTCAAATGGATTACCTTTTATAGCATCTATCTTTTTGGCTAACGAAGTAATCACACTTTCCAATTTACTCGTATCCATTACCACACTGCCAAACCCGTTTTTCAATGCATCTGCTGCTGTATGGGCGTGCTTCTCTATCATCTCCAGCTTCTCATCGAAACTATCCAACTTCTTTAATACATCAGGGGTTATGTTGAGGAAAGCTCCTGCTTCGTTATTTGCCATATCGTTATCCTTTTTTATTAATTATGGGCATACCCAAATCATTCAAGTTCTTCAAATCGTCAACACTTCCTATTTTGCTGACCTTCTTTTTTTTCTTGTCCTTGTTCCCGTATTCTACATGGGAAAAATCAAACGAGCTTAACCGGACCTGTCCAACCGTCATTCCCCATAAATATTCGTCACGAGAGCACCAAGTGTTGGAGCGCAGAAAATCAATCATCTGCCCCCACTCTGTACGGGATATTATCAGTTTTGTTCCGTTTTCTTCGTCTTCCTCGTCAAGGTCATTTCCCTCACGGTCTGAATCACATTGGTACTCTCGAAAAAAAAATCCGTGCTTATGAGGTTAAGGATTTCACCAAGCAATAATGCCCAGTCCTTTATGTCGTAATCTCTCCACATCAAAAGGTCAAAGACCTTGTGGTAGTCATCTGATAGTTCTTTTTTCTCATAATCAGAGAATATCCTGTCCCTGTCATTGAGAAGTGCAAGCGTTATCACGTGTGCAACTGCCGGTAGATTTACTGAGAACTCTTTGATAACATCTCCCATACTTAACTTCTCTCCCTTCACAATCTGACACGCTTGTTCGGCTATAAGCCATTGAACACCGGGCTTCAATCCTTTAATACGCCACTCCGTACCGTGAAGTTTTACAATACTTGGGCTGTCATTCATTATCCTTGCCAAACGTTCCATTGACTCATCAGATATAGGAGTACAAGCCGTTACAACATTTGTCTTTAGTCCTGTATCTTTTTTCTTTGCTCTATATACTGCCATGATTATAAACATGAAGGGCGGCGGCATATAAGCCTACCGCCCGTAAACACTCTAGTTATCTATTATGAACAAGTTTTATTTGGGTAAAGTATAAGCTGAATCTACATAAAACGGCGTTCTGATAGTTTTCTCTCCATCAGCGATATTTGCATCATACGCTGTTCCTGCAAGGTTGATACGACCCACATTAGAGTTCAAAGATTCAAGCATTAGTTTTGAGTTAAGTTGGACTTTTGGAACCACAAATGCAGTCATCGTTTCCCCTTCCTCAAACACTACGTCAATCTTTGCATACAATTTCTTGTATTGAGCCGGAGCAAAGTATTTGGTAGAGACAGTAGTTCCTGCCGTAAATCCCATGAGAGCGACCAATAGGTCTTTTTGTGTATCTGCAACCTCAGCTGTAAATTGGTATTTGCCAAGCTTCACGATGGAAAGAATGGGGCTGTCGGAAGTTTCGCACTCGATGTCGTTTACATCGTTATCGTCTTGAGCGATTGAAGTGGTATCCTCAACTACATCTTCAAGGATATAAGAGTCGCCCTTTGGCACATCGTCTTGTTCAGAGCCAGTGAACAGAGTTGCCACGATGTAAGAAGGCTTGATGAATTTTTTGGCTGTTGCGCCAGTATTGTTTACTGCCATAATTAAAAAATGTTATCCTGTTAATAATCTGTTTACCTTATTGTCACTTCTATATTTATCACGTTGTAGTAGTAGTTCCTATTTTGGTCATAATCTGCATCACGGAAATTTACATCAATCACATAATGGGGGTCTTTACATGATTCAATAGCCTTGTCAAGCGCAAGTTCCATTTTGTACAGCTCCTTCACGGGTTTCGTGCCGTGACTGTCAACTGATTTTGCGTACAAGAACACGTTGGCAGAACCTTTGGCATAAGCTCCGTAATCTTTCATGGAAAGCACATCAACAAGCACCATTTCTTTCCAATTGCTTTCAACAGTGGCAGGCATATTCCCGATGAACAGGTTATCGGATATAGCCGCTTTTGTAAGCAGCATGGAAAAAAAGTTTTCCACTTTTGATGTTGTCTTGTATTTACTATCCATATAATCAGTATTTACCGTTCTTTATAATTCCAAAAGTTGAACCTTTAATTCTGTTACTTAATGCTTTGAGTTGGTTTTGAGCAATGGCGATTACCTCATATTTGTACTTTTCCTGTAATATTTGTCCGTATGGCATTGCGGCTACTATCACAAGGTCAATTCCATCATGAGGCTTATATTTACGTTCAAGAAAATCCGTTATCGCATCACGTCCGTATAGCGGCTCTCTCTCCCAAATTCTTGGGGCTAATGCGTATTTCGTTTGATAACCGCTTTTGGATAGTCTACCATTAACATATATTCCCCATCCGTAGCTATCATGAAGGTTGTCTGTATCATTTTTATAAGTAACCCTATTCAATTCTTCTGCAATTATTTTGTCAGCTTCTTCCGATAAGAACTTTATAAGTTTATTCAATGAATCTGTTTTAACCTTCTTTGCCATAGCCTATACCTCGCTCATTTTAATATCAACCGAGCAACCACCAAGTTGACTATATTCAAGCCCTATAACCCTGCCTTGGATTGGTATTGCATAATCCTCGCATTTAAAATTGGTATTGAAACGTATAGGTAGCTTCTCACCAACTTTGCACGGGAAAAATACTTTATAGTCAGCCATGATAGTACCAGAATTAATCAGCTTTGCAGCCTGCTGTATGTCACATTCAGTTTCAAGAAGGATGGTCTCTCCCGTAGTGGGGACTTCGGGAGAACTATCCGTCTTTTCATTCCCAAGCATGTCACCGTCACCGAGAAGGTTCCCGTCTTCCGGCTTATTCGTTATCACGGTGTAGAATGTGCCATGAAACGGGTATTCTGCTATTGCTTTTCTTTTGAGACGCATAAACTATACATCTAATGAATTTTCATTGACCCAACTCATACTACCCGAATCCATGCTTTTCAACGCTTCTTCTTCACCATACTTTTTGTACAGTGCTTTCAGACGGTCTTTCAAGTTTTGGATTATGGCAGCCGTTACCGTCTCACTACCTATGTCCTGTCTGTAACTGCCATGTTGGAGTGATGATGAAGCCACAGACCACGGACCGCTAATGACAAGTTCGTACAGTGCGATAAGGCAATGGTCTTTAGTGCATTCATCTATTTCAGAACGGTCTGAAATAAACATCAAACCGTTTTCGTATGCGATATTTTCAAGCGCATCATCTTCAAAGACAAATCTCGTAAGCCCATTGAGGTATGCTATCGGGTCAAATGATTTTTCCATAACTACTACGCAATGTATTGTACATTTAATCGTCTGTCTGACTTGTGTCTACAATTACGTGATTACGGAATGTTTTCAGTGCAGGACAAGCTGACATCATTACATCAGTATGCCATTCCTTATACAGCCCGTTGTTTGTTGTTGTATTCACAATCGTGCAGAGACCATCGTTAGCCTGAGCAAAAATCTTGGTTATTACGCTTGAACCATACTTATCAAACATCTGTTTGTCTAGGTTATTGGTGTATTCAAACTCACAAGCATATCCGGCAGGGCGGAGAACAGCAATCTTATCGTCCCAACCTTGTACGAATGTGTCTCCGGTATTGGTAAGATTACGCTCACGTTCTTCAACAATTTCAATTGGAGATACACCGGGATAATCACGGAAAGCAGCTAAGAACAACTCTCGTGTAGTAGGTGCAGTAGCGGTTGTTGCGATGTAAGCTAAAGGATTTTTCTTGAAACTTTCAATCAATTCCTTAACTTCGGCATTTTGCAGCATTACTTCGTAAAACATCTTGCGTGTAACCTGCCATACCATTGCACCTTCATACCCCCATTCTTCACGATATTTTTTCTCCTTTTCCGCCATTTGACTGAGAATCTTACATTTTTCGTCTGTCCAAACTACTGTGCCAGCTTTAGTAAAGTTCTCTGTTGGTATATCAGCCTTATGCAACGGAGCTTGAACGCCACGTGCGATATTTCGGTAGTCAATATGACCTTTAGACATTAACTGTGCAGTCATGAAGTTCATGGTTGCGTCCGCACTATCAAGTTGGGACTGTAATGTATGTACCCAAGCGGCTACCAAATCGGCATCGTTTCCAAACAACTCAAACTGTTGTTCTTTTGCTTCACGTTCCATAGCTGTTTCAACGAAACCGGGAGCGATAAAATCAGGGATGGATGCGGTGTACCAGTGCAGACCGTCCTTATCCATTTGATTACTGTCACCAAGAGGTGCACGCAAATCCATCAAAGGAGCGGCTTTCAAGTCACGTCCTTTCACAGAAAAAGTAGCGATGCCATTAGGAGCGGTAGGTGTGGGAGCACCAGCTTTTACACCTTGAGTCTTGTACCAACCATAATTAGTGTATAGCAGACCTTCTGTATTGACAAAGGATTGCAAGAAACGTTGATTGGTCTTGTCTGAAAAGAATCTTGCATATCTGCTGTTATTAAAATCAAATTTAGGCATAGTTTCGTCAATTTTAAATGTTAAACCAACCCTTAACCTTGCTCTTGTTCAAAGCTTTTAATGCAGCCGAAAGAGGTTGCATACGGTCTTCGTAGAGGAATACATCTCCTAATGCCAATGCAGGAGTGATAAGGTATCTTGCACCATCGAAATCATCTTCGGATGCAGCCGGGTCAAAAACAAAATCAAAGTCGCAGGGAAGATATGAGTTAGGATTAGTAACCATAGCTTCTTTACCAGCCCCTGCTTCTTTCGCTTCAACAAGAACAGATGAAGTTGTTAATGCTCCGAGGGTTGCGCTCAATGTAACTTTCCAAACATCGCCAGCCGTTCCGTCAGTCGTTTTTTCAACGGCTGTGACTGTTACTGCTGTTCCTTTCCCTACCAATGTGGTAGGAGCAACCATGAGAACGTCCCCTACAAACGGAATGAGGGAATACCCGTCTCTTTTCAAGTAAATAACCGTATCAGATGATTCTGATGTAGCTTTTGCAACTGCATACGATTTTAGGATGCGTATTTCGCTTCCATTAGAACCATTACTGGGAATATATTCAGCGAGCGTTCCGGCAAAAGCTCTTGCATTACCTTTGAATGGGTTTTTAACAATTCCACCACTGGTAGGAAATACAAGTGCGTCTTTCCCGCTCATCTGCAGCTTCACGAAGACATAGCGATGACCACCAATGCTTCCGCGAGCCTGAACCAATGCTCTACCGGGAAGGTAGCCACTGTTCAATAGGATTTGCTGATAGAAATCTGACATTTTCTTTTTGGTTTAAATGATTATTATTTTTCTTCTCTGTGCGACTGCTTCCTTACGACAGCAACCACATCGGCAAAGTCATCGGTCTTTTCCTTACCGCCTCCCGTGCCGCCCGGAGTGATGTAAGGTGGAGTGTTAGCATTAAACTTATTGTAGCTCTTGACCAGTCTTTCTGTAAGAGCGTCAACGTCAGTTTCAGAATCAATGTGAATCAGTTCAAGCTGGTCGTTAATCCAATCCTCGTTCTTGACTTCTTTCCCTTTTAAGGCTGATTTGAGTTGATTGCGTTTCTCGGAAATAGTTTTGGCTCTTTTCTCTTCCTCACGTTCTGATTTCAAGTCTTGGAGTTCTTTGAGCAACTTATCCAGTTTGCTTTCGTCTCCTTTGTTATCCTTGTAATCATCCTTATCTCCCTTATCATCCTTTGCGGGGTGATTCTTTTCCCACTCCTTTACGAATTTTGAATTGTCGTTCCTGATGTTGTTGTCGTCCTCTTGGAAGTCCTCCAGATAATCGGCAACCGCATCATCCAATTCCAACTCGTCATTACCACTCGCTTTCTCCAACCGCTTGTAGATCCTTTCCACCTTGCCGTTGAAACTTCTCTCACTCATCGCCAAGTTTTTCTTGCCGTTGTTAGTGATTCCTGCTTTCAGTGCTTCTGAAAGCTGTTCTTTCGTAAACTTCATACACTATATGTTTTATAATGATTATATGCGAAAGTAATGCTTTAACAAAAAGATATAACTATAAAAAAATCACTGTATTTATCACTATGATAAATAGACATTGGTTTAAGTATATATTACCTTGTTATTAAGAGGTATTTTTGCTTTTGATGAAAGAGCAAGAAGTACATAATGCGATAGTGAAGAAGCCTTTCCCAGGTTTCCAAACCTACTTTGCTTCAACGAACGTGGATATATGTTTCGGTGCCGGCGGGGTCGGAAACGGGAAGTCATACTCTCTTGTTCTTGGATTCGCTGAACCGTTAATGCTTGACCCTGATTTTAGATGTTTAATAAGTCGTAGAAGCCTTGGGAACCAAAAAGCAGGAGGAGGATTTGTTGATACATTCAAGGACATATTCGGGGAATATGTAAAAGTTAAAGAGGCAGACACGCCACGTATATCATTTCAAAGTGGAGCGTACTGCGATTTGACTTATATAGACCCAACGAATATAGACAGAATGAGGGAGCGCGCGAAAGGATGGCAGTACGATGCGATTGCCATTGATGAGCTTACCGAAATGCCTTGGGAGGTATTTACGTACATTCAATCCCGTAATCGTGGAAAAAGCAAAACATTCACGGGGAAATTCCGTGCGACATTCAATCCTAAACGCACCCATTGGACGAGAAGATTCATAGATTGGTATGTTGGAGTTGACGGGAAGGGTATCCCTGATAGAATAGGAAAAGTCAGATTCTTTTTTGTTGCTGGGTCTACCGTTGATGATGTGATTTGGGGAGATTCAAAAGAAGGAGTTTACGCTAAGTGCAAGATACAGATAGACAGTTTGATTAAAGACTTGAAAGGTAAAGCAAAATATCAAGACTTTATCAAATCGTTTACCTTATACGAGGGTACAGTTGATGAAAATGAAGCTCTAATGGAAGGCAATGCAGGGTACGTTGGTTCAGTTGCCGCTTCTGGTACACGCTCTGCTGCTGGGCTTATCGGTGTAAACTATAATGCAGATCCAGATTCTGACGAAAAGATACCTATCCCTTCCACTTCCGCACAAGGCGTGTTCAACAACAACCCTGCCGTAAACGGTGACAAATGGATTACCGTGGATTTGGCGGATTACGGTACGGATAATCTCGTGGCTCTAGCATGGGATGGATTTCACGCATACGACATTCTCATTCTTAGCAAGTCCACTCCGAGAGAAAACGCTATGGCAGTGAAGACATTTGCATTTGAGCATGGAACAGCCGAAAGCCATATCATTTTTGACGCGACTGCCGGAAGGTACTTCAATGATTACATTCCCGATGCAGTACCTTATATCTCGCTAAATAAACCTTTCGGGCTTTACCAACTTACCGCAATGACAGTCAAGGATATGTGCTATATCAGATTATGCAAGATGATAGAGGAAGGCAACTTGACATTTGACGATAAACTTGCCGTTCAGACTTACACCCATCAAAACTTGAAATACAAAGTGACGGTTGAGAACGAGTTTATGGAAGAATGTTCCGTTGTGCGGTTTGACGATATGCAGAGTGGGAAGAAGCGGCTTTGGAACAAGAAGAAAATGAATCAGATGTTAGGGAAAGGCAGGTCGATGGACTTGTTAGACCCATGCGCTATGAGAATGCTTCCGTGCGCTAACATTGAATACGGGAATGAGATTCAAGCAGGGTATTACAATCACGAAGAAGAAACCAAACAAGCGTTCCATGCACAGACAGAAGGAAGTATTTACGATGAACATTTATGGTATTAGGTTAGGAAATGATTAGTTACAATGATATAAAGGATATTCTCAATTCCCTTAAAACAGAAGGAATTGAAGCAAGGGTAAGAGATGTTGCCTATTTGGTAATGTGTGATTCTTTCGTAGATAAGGATCTTGCTGCAAAGGTTGCTTACCAAGAAGATGAAAAGCCTTCAAACAAGGTGTTATCCATGCTTGCCGAGAAACTGAAACCTTTCGGCATCGGTGCTATCACTACCATATCTAAAGATGAGAACCGAGAAGCGTTGCTGAAAGAAATATCGGAGATGAAACAGATTGCTGACGATGCGAAAGCAAGTGGAGATTCAGACACTTTTATCAAAGCAAGTAAGGTCGTGTTGGATGCACGCGTGAAGCTGAACGATAAATTCAATATTGAAGAGGAAGAGGGGCAGAAGCGAATAATCGTTGTTCCGCAGAAGCACGACATTATCTGCAAATGGACTTCGAGAGAGTGTTCTGCAATGCCGAGCAAGGAAGCCTGCATGAAGTATTACAACCTAATTGATGCGGAAAAATGACACGGGAAGAGAAAAAAACATATCTATTGCGGAACGTAAATGCCTTGTTGCAGAAGAAACCGTTTTTCAGAGGAAGTGACACTTGCTCTACAAACGACTATTCCGACGGTCAGTCCGCAGCTATTACCGATACACGCACGGCAAGGCTTCCGAATGTAAAAAAGAATATCGTTTCGCAGGAAAAGTTTCTGAAAGAACTTGACCCGATGAGCCATGAGGTATTATTTGATCAAAACTTGCCGAGCATTTGCGTGAAGTTAGAAGATGGGGGATATCAGGAAATCAAGTTCCAGCGCACGGCATTAGCTTTCCAAGAACAGATACTGGCGAGCCACGTAATCTACCTTTGCGGGAATCCCTGTACATTGTCTTTAAGAGGTGGCACTCCTTCCGAGAAAGATAAAGCCAACTATTCCACAATCAAGGAGTATTGGGTAGACAGGAATATGGATGGATGGCGTACAAAGGCAGTCCGTTCGCAACTTGCAACAGGCGATGCAGGACTTCTGTTTTATTATGACTATAAAGGACGTATCAAGTGCCGCCTGATAAGTTATGAAGATGGTTACGTAATCATATCACACAATGACAACAACGGTGACAGGCTTCTTGAAAGTGTCTACTATGCCGATGCGGACGGTGTGGAATACATTGACAGTTACGATGATACCTACATGTACCGTATGCACACACCGATAGACGGTGAAGAAGCAGGCGAGGACGGTTTTGTAAGAGAACTTCCTATATTGCACGGTTTCAGCGAGATACCATTGTGTACCAAACGCGGTAATGTGGCGTGGAACAACGGCCAGAGCCTTATCGAGATTTACGAAATTATCTACAACATCTTCTTTGTCATTCAGAAACGGAACGGCTGGGGCATTCTGTATATCAAAGGCAATTTGTCAGAAACGACAAAGAAACTTGCAGGGAGTATCATTTTGCAAGACAAGTCAATGGACAATAACGGAAGTGCAGAGTTCAAAGCACCGCCCAGCCCGCAAGGTATGCTTGACAGTCTGCAAGATTTGTTTGAGAAGATACAGATAAACACCTCATGCACATTTCTTTTGCCTAAAGATGTCAAGTCAAGTGGTGACATAAGCGGACTGGCTATTACGCTGACCCGTGATTTAGATTTGAAGAATGCCCAGCAAGGGGTTATCGAGTGGCAGAATTTTGCAGACAAGATGATGCGCCTGTTCAAGGAGGGATTAGCCAAAGAATTGGTGAAAAAAGGCGAGAACGTAAACGCCATTACAGAATTTGACAAACTTCGTGTCAGCTGTAAGTTCAAGATATGGCAGCCGTTCAGCGCAACTGAGTATAACAACATGCTTATCTCAATGAAACAGGCTGGTATTCTCTCCACGAAAACGGCTATTGAAAAGAACACGGAGAGCACACCCGATGAGGAGCAACGAGTGACTAAGGAAGTTAAGGAAGCAGAAGAAAAGGTGATTGCCCAACAGCAAGCCAACAAAACGAGCAAGCAGGAAGGAGGTAATAATGAATAAACAAATGATAAACATAGATGCCAACTTCATTAAAGAGATTGCCAAAATGCAAGAGCGAATTGATGAAACAGATAACGCAATTTTCAATCTATTCATGAAGATACAAGACGTTAATCGACTTGATATTATGTATGATGGTGAGAATAGAGATCTGTACCATCACATTTATATGTTCATCGAATATGTCCTGCATAAGTTTCCAAATATATACGAAGAATTCAGAGAAAACAAACAACACAAGTAATGGAGAAACAGAGCCTATACATATACAAGCTGGATGCACATGGGGAAAAAGTCAAGTTTCCCAACGAAACCATGTCTGCAAAGCTGGGTGAATACACTTACACGGCACAGCGCATGGCCGGCACTCCTACGCTTACCGCCACGCTCAACTATCCGTCTTGCTTGGATGAAGAGTGGACTGGAGAGGAATTTGTGGAATTCAGAGGTGAGAGATACTATGTCGACCAAACCCCTACATCTTCAAAGGACAACAAAAGCATTATGTATAAGCATGAACTCCAGTTCGTTTCAGAACGTATCGTATTGGAGAACGTGTATTTCATGGATGTGGTGACAACTGGAACAGATACTTATCATTCCAACTCTACTTCTGTGAAGTTCATGGGAGACATAAACGAGTTTGTAGGTCGCCTTAACGCTTCAATGGCAAAATCGGGTATCGGATATTCGGTAATCATAGATGATGATATTACTTCCGATTCCAAACTTGTTTCACTTGACAATGTGTACCTTGCAGAAGCGTTACAATCCATATATACCATATACGAACTTCCTTATTACTTTGTAGGTAAGGTTTGTCACATAGGATATACAGAGAATGTAATTTCTACTCCCTTCGAGTATAAGAAAGGGCTTGTATCAATAAAAAAGACAAACGCCAATTATAAAATTGTCAATCGCGTTACTGGTGTTGGTAGCTCTGACAACATTCCTTTCTACTATCCGAATGATGATGAAAAAGGTACTATAGAACGTACACAAAACCTTATGCCTTCCATTTACAGACAAACAAATGGAGCAGAAAGATTCTACAATGCGCTTAACGACACGTATAAGATACCCGGTACAAATGATTACTACTCTTTCAAAAATACATTTTCTTCTAAGAAGGTAAAAGAGATAAAGGTAGATTTCAGCGATATAAAGCCTACTATAGAAAATGTGACAAACGCTTCGGGACAGTTATTTGGTGAGATTGCGGATATTGCTTTTGATGCTAATGATAGTGACGAACTCGGAACCGGAGAAGGGAATAATATATTCAATGATACAGATGAGTATGTACATTCTTATTTCTACATAAAATTACATATATATAATGGAGATTACGGCTTTAACCTGTTCGAACAGGGTTTGGAGGGTGGCACAGCTGTAATCAATATGACTACGGGTAATTGCGCTGCTTGCGAGTTTGAAATAGGAGTTACCTATAAGGACAATGAACCGGAAAGGGCATTCAACCCTGTATTGGTGGATTCTTCCGGGAACTTACCGGCAGGAGATTTTGAGCAGAAGGTTACTTCACAACCATCCCAATATGTAGAAAGCCAACAAAACACTTCTACAAATGAAGTTTGGATTGCAGTAAAAAAGGACAATACCACTTTCGGAATTGTTATGCCTAATGCCACCAATAACTATAAGCCTTCTGTCGGGGATAAATTTGTGATTACAGGCATTAAGATGCCCAAGTCCCTTGTACTCGCTGCTGAGAAGAGATTGGATGAAGCATTGATAAAGTATATGTCAGAGAATAATGACGAAAAATTCACATTCTCCGTCAATTTTTCCAGAGTATTTCTTGCAGACAATATTCAATTAGCAGAATTACTAAATGAGAATGTTCGCATGTATATAAAATACAACGAACATGAGTATCTTATGTATGTAAATTCATTTACTTGTAAAGCGGACAAAAATTGCTTATATGACATATCTGTTGAATTAACAGACAAATTATCTGCAAATGTTTCTGCATTACGAAGTACTATTACAGAAATTGCAGGCGATATCATAGGTAATACATTGGGAGGGAATAGTATTTCTACTACTGATATCTTAGCAAAAGTCTCTCGACATTTTCTCAGTAAAACACAAGATGACCGTACCCCGCACAAGTTATCCTCTGACAAAGCTTTTGAAATAGGGAAATTTGTCAGTGGTAGTACAGGTGGTATCATAATGGTTGATAAGGAAACAGGTCAAACCTATGCGGAGGTTGATAAACTGAAAGTCCGCATGAAAGCCTATTTCGAATCACTGGAGATACAAAATGTAAATTCTGTAGGTGGAAAGATAGTTCTAACTCCGGGTGGTGCTGTTACGCTTATTGATGTTTGGACCAAGGGCACCATTGAACAAACGCCCATACTTTCAATGGCAGACGGGAATCCTATATTGCTTGCAGATGGCAGTGAACTCCAATTGATGGATAAAGAAACGGTAGACAATGGCGTCCCCGAAGGCGTGTACAGATGTTTCTTCCTTGCCGAACAGGACGGTGTGGAAGTGGAGAACCGCTTCCGTGCAGGTTTCCAGGTACAGAGCAAAAACTTCAACATACAAAAACCGGGAGAATACCAACAGGTAGCGAACCATTATTATTGGCGTTTATGTGTAGGGGCAAGCAAAGAGCCTATCAATGTCGGCATATACAAATTACACTATATTGACCTCAGCATGGCGGATTGCGACACAGGCAGTGACATTCCGGCAAAGGGTGATACTGTAGCCCACCTTGGTGCACGAATCAAATGGAAAGGCATTGACAACAAGGACGTGACGGATGAAAGCAATATTGACGCACAGAATGCCATTGTTTTCTCTTCTACCGATGTGTTCAGCCCGAGTGTTACTCTGTATCACGGTATAGACTCCTACTCCTACTTGAACAAGGAGTATGTTGAGTATGGCGTAGACAAAACTAACAACAAGGCGTTTTTCCATGTATACGGTGATGCGTATATTGGGGACCGTGATGGTAACAGCTTTGTTAAGTTCACCCAAAGTGAAGGCGTGGAATTGAAAGGAAAGCTTCACATTCAAGAAGGCTCCACCGGTTCCGCCAATCTGACCGACCTTCCCGATGAGATATATAATGCCGTGCATCTAGGGTCGGTAAACCTGTTACGGAATAGCGGATTCACCGGTGACTATGAGAGTGAGCAACTGTCTTCTTCCGATGAGCTTATGCCTGACAAGGAACTATATAGCAAGCAATTAAAGTATTGGACAGGTGTAGCTACCGTATCCGCCGATAATGATGCCGGTTCCGGGTATTCCGCCGCAATCGGCAGCCTGTCACAATCGGTGGCCTTAATTAAAGGAGAAAGTTATGTTATATCATTTAAAGCAAAAGGTACATCAGTGGCTGTTTCGTGTGGCGATTTCAGCACAACTCAGCCTCTTACGTCCGGTTATCAGAGGTTCACATTTAAATTCAACTTTAACGGTGCAGGTATTTTCATGCTCAGTGGTACCGCAACCGTTTGTGAACTTCAGCTAGAAAGAGGAACTATCGCGACCGATTGGAAGCCATCCATCCTGGATAATGATAAGTCCATGGCAGGTTTTCAGGCTATCAACTATATTGCCAGCGCGATTAAAGATGGATCTGTGGATATCCTTGGTGGCCTGATTTTAGCCAACATGATCCAATTGGGTAATTATAAGGATGGCAAGATGCAGAAGGTTACTGCCGGAGTGAGTGGCATATACAATGATGATGATGATGTGGCGTTTTGGGCAGGTGGCACGCTTCAACAGGCTATATTGACCGTAATGAGGTTTCGTGATGATCCCAATTACCAGCCTACTGATGCGGAGTGGGCGAACATGGCGAATTTTGTTGCCTCTCATGGCGGTAATGTGTTTTTAAAAGGATATATCTATGCATTAGGCGGGAAGTTCCGCGGTATCATTGAAGCAATGGGAGGATTTTTCCGTGGAAGGGTTGAGACCTCTGTAGATGGGAAGCGAATTGTCATTGACCCGGAAAAGAATACGCTGGAAATGTACACGGCAGAAGGACACGCCACCTTGATTTTAAGGTTTGACAAATCATCGGACGAATGGGAATATGGCGATCTCATCTTGCGGAAGTACGTCAATGATCAACTGGCACTCGAAACGACTGTATATCCGGAGCGTATCAGAATACAGAATCATGTTGAAAAAACGGATATCCTGTTAAATCCCAACAACGTCTCGTTTTACGGATCTAAAGGTGAAACATTAATGGTCGGGATGAAATCGGTATATAATGGGGTAAGCGTGTCTAAGTATGTGGCGGATATAAGTTGCAGTCATTGGCCAGGTAAGGATGATGTCGGTACCGGACAGGTCTATGTGGATTATGAGACGGTGGAAGGTATTATAACTAATGGGATTTTAAAGGTGAAGAAATAATATGGAACTCAATACAGTCATTAAAACAGGTACCTGGTCTGATGCTGCCGACCGAATCAACAGTAATTTTAGCAAGACTTCCACTGAAGTCGAAAAAATAAAATTAAGCAGCACCCGCAGCAAGGGGCTATATCCTACTATCGAGGCGTTGAAGGCTGCTATACCATCCCCGGTTGTAGGTGATTGGGCTGTAGTAGGTGATACCATACCGGGACCAATCTATCAATGCAAAACAAAAGGCACATGGAGTGCCACAGGTACGACAGGAGGAGGTGGAAGTATAGACCTGTCGGGATACTTAACAGCCGAGGAAATTGACGATGTGACATCAATATAATTTTTAATCTTAAGAAAAATATGAATAAATAATTACATAAGAACAACAACAGCTCAAGTTCTTGCGGAACTTAGGCTATAATAATAGAATTATATGGCTAAAATATACAAACTCATTAAAGGTGGACAGACAATTTATCCGGCTACAACCACTGATGCAGTTAAACATCCCGGAACAGGTACTTCGATAGACGCGCTCATAAACGAGATAAATGTATCCGTGGTCTATCCGACCGGCGGTGTTACTGCCGATAATATCCAAGGCGGTAACAGATATACGCTGGAAACAGCCATAGATAAAGTTCCCGTAGGACTTAGGAGGAATGGATTGAAGGTGTCGTTTGTGGGAGTGACCGGGGAGATCGAAACATGGGAGTATCAAGGCGGAGGTTTTACCAACCGTCAAAAATGGTTTTTTGTGGAAGTTCCGTTTTTTGTTGAAAACAAATTTTATTCCTCTTTTATTAAAGAATTTTACATTGAAGGAACAACAAAAAAACTATTCGTGAAACAAATCAGACGTTCGTCAAGTGGTCAGTCCAATCCTGATACTAAGTATTGGCAGGTTGCAATATGCGATGAAGATGGTAACGTTATAGATTTCTTTTCAAATAATTATGCAGAAGATAACTACCTTGAGTTTAGCGGCTCTATTAACGAGGAAAAGATTACTGTCAAATTAGTTGTTAACTGGTCGGCCTTGCCGGAAAATTCCAATTTTGCAACCAAAGCAAGAATTGAAAAAACAGCTTACAATATAAAGAATTCTCCTTACTTATATGCCCTTTCCCAAAATATAACATTATCTGAAACAATTAACATGCAAAAGATGATGTCTAAGGAGATGGATGTTATAAGAGAAGGTTCGACTGTTATTTCTGATTCCATTCAAAAAGAAAGTGGCTATTTCTTTTTTAAAAAAACGTTTCAATTGCCGTATGTAATGGATAACACAAGTAAACTGTTAATGTACATAGCAGATTCGCAAGGTAGCAAAAAAAATATCCCTGTCACAGGTTTGTACTACACAATAGGATTTAGCGACGGTAGTACCGAATCATTCCAATTCGTGCTGGATGCACCTGTTTGCCTGTATTATAAGAAGCCTATTGCCTCACTTACCGTCTATGTAGGTTTTGACGATTCTCAGGTTTCACAGGATGATAAGCTATTCATAGAAATGCGCGAATTGTCATATAAAATTCAGAATGAGGATATCAATGGAGGCTTATACTTTAATGATTACCTACTTGGTGAAATAATCAAGGAATTTTATTACGTCAGAAAGACAGAGCAGGATAACATCGGTTTAAGGTATTTAAAAATAAGTGACAATACGATTTCGCTTGCCATAGGTAAGGATGGTAATCAAGTATCATTTATACGGGAGATGATACCCGCCAGTAAGAGAACACTCGTTAAATTCGTTGAGGATAGTGGAGGTCCCGATGCAGGGGGGTACGGGTACGCTCTATTAGATTTAAATAGCATTAAAGATGGAATGTATTCTTTCAAAAAAAACTGTAAGATGCCATGTTACGATATAACTAACAGTCCTTACATATACGCATACATAACATCTCAGAATATAAACAGAAGCGGTGAAGCCTTGTCGGTAAGAGATAAATTGCAAGCCCAAGAGAGCGTAAACGATAAGATAGAGTTTTGCAAACAGCACATCAGCAACAAAAATGCATCATTGCAAACTATTGCGTTATATTACAACCTCAGACGCAATGCCTTTACAAACAATGTGCTGTATGGGCAAGAAGAAGATTTTACCTGCGGAATAAGAAATGATGGAACACCGTGGGCTAATCAGGAAACCAATCCTTTGTATGTTAAAAAGGTTGATAATGTGTGGGTGGAAAAAGCATCTGATGAAATAGACTTGTCGCTTAACAGCGGTATATATGACATGGCAGGGAAGTTCGGTAATGTATTGGCCTTGGATTTGAACAAATATTTGAATTTTCATTTTTCCGGGGAAAATGAATTAGCCGAATTTTACAAACTTACATTTATTTCTTTGGTGAAAAAATATTATAAAGAGGTCGGAGGAGTCATAACATTTTGCTACCATGCCAACAACCCTTATGGGGACGGTTCATACGACCATATCAACAGCACATACCCGAATGCTTTTTATCAGATACTTAACGAGAAGGATGGAGGTGTCGCAAAAAAATGGTTTGATGATTTTCTAAGATCAGCCTCAGACTTTTTTAACCTTCTTGTCGATGAAGAAGGTAACAAAATTCCCATTATATTCAGGCCATTCCATGAATGCGCTTACGGTATGACTAAGTGGTGGAACAACTGTACATCAGAAGAGTATAAGGAAGTTTGGAGAAGAATGGTTAGGCATATAAATGGAATGTGTACTAATGTGCTGTGGGCATATAACCCTAGTGTCAATCCGTTATCCGGTGAAGATTCCATTTTTGAAAGATATGCGGGCGATGAATATGTGGACGTAGTTGGTTCGGATATCTATTTTAATGATTCTGTTGACTGGAGCGAAGATATAACTCCCGATATTGGCAATAAAATAGAGAGTTTTCTGCCTGTAATAAGGCGAATTGTGATTGCAGCGGAATTAAGAAATAAAATACCGTGTCTACCTGAGACCGGCAATAAATTCGCATCACGAGCTAACTTCTACACCAACCAACTATATCTAAGGTTACTGATGCAATATGATGTTAGATTAGCATACATGACAACATGGTATAATTTAAGGGGTGCTAATGATGTCAAGCCTTATTTTTATACGCCGTATATCAAGGATTCTGCCAAAGGTAGAGATTATATAGAGTTCCTTAATAAAAAATGTATTTCTAAAAATCTCAATCTTTACGAATTTAAATGAAAATAAACTGTATCAGTTGCTTTAGTGAAAAAACTCCCTGCATACCTTCTCAGGCGGGCAGGGAATCAAGATTAGCTTTCGCGTTCCGGTTAACAAGGTTTTGCAAATATAACATTAAAAATTAATCCGACAAATGATTAGTGCAATAGTTAGAGATGGCATCGATAAGAGCGTAGCCGGAGGATTGGCAGGAATAGCTACCGCATTCGTTCAGGAGAGCATAGAACACATGATTCCGTGGCTGATAGTGTCTGCTGCCGTGATTATATGTGATTTAGCCTGCGGGCTGAGAAAGAGTATCATAATGGGCGAACAGGTCCGGTTCAGTCGGGCGGTAAGGCGAACCATGGGCAAGATGGTTACATACTTCAGCTTTGTTTTCATGGTGGTTATGATAAACAAGGCATCGGGCAGCCGTTACGACATCGATATGTATTCCTGCCTGATGGTGTGTTTTTTGGAAATGTGCTCGATTATCAGCAACATACTTAAGCCGAAGGGAATCGAGCTGAATATTGTCGAAGCGTTCAGGCTGATTTTCGGCAAGACATTAAAGGTTGATAAAGAAGATATTAAAGAAGTAATTAAGGAGGAAAAGAAATGAAATTTTTTACAATTGCGGAGCTGTGCAAGTCCACGACTGCCGACCGCTTGGGTATCAACAACAGATGCAGACAGGAGCATGTAACGGCTCTTACTGCCTTGGTGGATAACGTACTGGACCCATTACGCACATGGTGGGGAAAGCCTATAATAGTAAACAGCGGTTATCGCTGCCCGGAGCTGAACAAAGCCGTCAAGGGAAGCAAGTCTTCTCAGCATATGAAGGGTGAAGCAGCCGATATCGATACGGGAGACAGACAACAGAATAAGCTGCTGTTTGAGTATATCCGCAAGAACCTTCCCTACGACCAATTGATTGATGAGAGCAACTTCGCATGGGTACATGTAAGCTTTAGGGCAGATGGTAAGAATCGGAAACAGGTATTAAGTTTATAAAATCTACAATTATGGCATTAAAGGATATAACCGGCAATTTTGCAGCATCCGGCTCCAATCAGGAGTATAAGTTTCAGCCTGCTGCGTCTACATTTGGTTTGCAATTGGTATTCGATACACATCCTTCCAAGGTGGTATTGTATCAGAGTTTGGACGGTGAGAGTTGGGTGCCGTTTGATGTCGATTACGGTGTTGGGTCGATTTGACAGAAGAACATCGAAGGTGTCATTGGTGAACAGCATATCAAGATTCAGTGCAATGTTAAGCCTGTCAAGGCATTAATTTTGGAGTGATTATGAAGGTTAACACAATATCTTTAAATTCGGTGCGGTTGAATACAATCGCACTGAATCACATTGGCGAAATCCGTTCGGGTGGCGGTGGTTCCAAGCCTTCCCCTATCCCTCAATGGATAAGGGAGCATGTTGTCTTTTATTACGATATAAAGAAGCAAGGTGCGACCAACGAAACATTGAAGGAGTCTGCTTACTTGCAAGACTTGTCGGGTAAAGGAAGGAGAATGAAGCTAAATAACTTCTTGTTCAATGATATGTCGGGTATAGATGGATATAAGAATATGCCTTTTAATCAAGATAAAGGTATTCAATTTGAAACAATACACGACAGATATGTAAGAGGTAAACTGTCTAAATCAAACGGTACGGGGTTTGGCTTTTATTATGTGAAAAATTATAATGGGAATATATTGCATGTTAATTGGCATGTAGAAGGGATAAAGGATGACAATAAAGTATACGTAATGCAATTTAATACTCAATATGATTTAAAAATTGAGTTACATAATGGCGATAATCATGTTGCATTCGATATTACAGACTCGCCAAGTCCTAATTATAGATATATCACTGTAGCTGCCGACCAACCCTACTCCACAGACATCACCATTACTCAGATACCCGAATATCCCGGTGCATTAGTGACAGATGGTGTAGATGATTACGGATTGGTAGAGAATCTGAACAGTGGAGTGAAGATGCTGTTTATGACGGTTAATCCGATGATGCTCGATAGATGTTTATATGACCAACGCTTTACATCAGGTTGGCATTTATTTGCAGTAATTACTTCAAGTGATAAGATTGCTTATAATGATTATAATACTAAAGGAAAAACTTATATTAACGGTGTATTGAATGAAAGTCAAACTTCCAATGATCTTCAAAGCAAGAAACAAATTATAACGGCAGTAAATTCAAGCGTAAATGAAACCAACTCGTTAAGTCCTTTCTTTTTCAAAATAAGATTAGGTGGTTTATATATGAAATGCGCCTTCTATAACTCCATAGCCTTCGACTCCATACCAACAGAGGCAGACGGATTCACAGAGCAAGAATTAATTGATTACGTATTAACTAATATAATTGGACAATGAGATATACAATCGTTACGATAGAATGGCTGACCCAACATGGACTGTTGGCTCTGCCGACAATGCGAAGCAACGCAGACGGTACGAAAGTAGTGCTGCATGAAGAATTCGTTAACCTCTTCCCAAGGGACTCCTTCCCCACCTACAGAATGGACGACCCCGAATTTGTACAAATCATGGAATCGGAAGAATGGAATCACGAACCGCAACCTTATAGCGCTGATTACATATTGGCTGCATCCGCACAAAACATGGTGGAATCCGCCAAAAAAACAGATACAGACATTGAGCCTGACAGACAGCGAATCTTTGAAGGTTAAATCGCTGTACCCCGATTGGGCGGAATATATAGACGAATCCTTATCTAAAGGAATGAAGGTTAATTACAAGGAACACCTGTATAAGGTCCGGCAAGATATCCCTATGGTTTTGGAGAGCCAATATCCCGGCATGGCTACGGCAGCACTCTACGAAGTGGTTGTAGAGACCGCATCAGGCACCAAGGATGACCCGATACCCTATACACCTCCTATGGAGATATTCGAGGGCAAGTACTATACTCAGAATGACGTATTGTATATCTGCACAAGGGACAGCGGTCAGGCATTGACCCATGACTTAAGCAGCTTGGTAGGGTTGTATGTTAATGTTGTAAGCTAATGTTGTAAGTTGAAAGATTAATTTAATAATGGCGTTCTTTGACATAATGGGATTGTAGTAAAAAGTATTTTTGTGTTAAAAGATTGGTTATTTTAAATCCAAATCATGATATTTGCATTCATTATACCAATGAAGAGAATAAAAATGAAAATAAAGTTTGAAGGTCAGGCGCATCAGATAGACGCTAATACCCTGATAAATGTTTTGATACATTACCAGTCTGTGATATCGGAAGCGAATAAGATGCTTGGCGGTGGGGCAAAATCCATAGAGTTGAAAGTTAATGCTTTTGAGAAAGGCTCGTTTGTAATAGATGTATCTATGGTTGAGAGTGTCATTAAGCAGATATTTTCAGGTGACACAGTTGGATATCTTGCAGATTTGGGTGCTGTTGTTGGTGGGGTATATGCGGCATATAAGACACTTAAAGGGAAGCCTGCGAAAACGGAAGAAGAACAAGCGTCTATTAAATTAGATGTAAAACACGGTGGAAAACTTGTCATAAACCAAACGATTGTCAATGTATATAATCAACCGGTCGTTAGAGAGGCTGTATCTAAATCGATAGAAACGGCTGATGCTGACGCGAATGTAGAAGGGTTTGTTGTTGACAGCGGCAATGAGCGTCCGGTTACATTCGATAAGAAGGACTTCAAAGAATATATATATGATGGCTTTGACACTGAGAGTGTAAATATACCTATGGAGTGCACAGAGATAGTAGAAGCTGTCATTACTATTATTGCTCTTAATTTTGAGCCGGGCAGTCGTTGGCAATTTATCTATAATGGATTTAAGATTCAGATGATTGTTAAAGATGATGCCTTGATGAAGAAAATAGATGAAGGTGAGCGGTTTGGTAAGGGTGATGCTATACGCGTAAAATTGAAGATTGTCAAGAAGTACAATCCGGTTTATAACGCTTATGAAAACAAGTCCTATAAAATTGTAGAATTTTTAGAGCATATACTTGCACCATCTCAGAATCGAATATTCTAATTGTAAAATAACGTTCCAACGCTAGGACTTTTAATACGGCAATCCCATTATTTTGAGGTTGCCGTATTTTTTTATGCTTATGAAAACCATAATTTATTGTGTCATATTGCTGACGCTGGCAATATGTTCATCATGCCGGAGTGTAAAGTATGTGCCTGTTGAAACTGTACGTGTAGACAGTTTGTATCTCACCATCCACGAGAGAGATTCAATCCACATTAAGGATTCCATCTACATTCGCGAGAAGGGTGACACAGTATTCGTTGAGCGATGGCGCACGCAGTACAGGGATAGAGGAAGAACAGATACCTTATATGTTGACCGTGTGCGTGAAGTTCAAGTTCCTTACCCGGTAGAAAAAGAGCTAACATGGTGGCAGGAAGTCAAGATTAATTTTGGTGATTTTTCTTTAGGTATTATCTTTGTATTGCTGTTTATTATTATTTGGATGATAAAGAAGAAAGGAGGTTCAAAATGAAATAGAACACTATACCGAGGATTATCCTCACAACGCTACGAGTAGAAGCGTAGCAATTACTCAAAAATAACAAAAGCAGTTCTTTCGGGGGCTAAGAATTAAAAAAAAGCCCCCAACATATCATCATATTAATATTGCCACATAAAAACATGATAAAGCATAAGATACCTGATGTTGGGGGCTAATATCTTCAACATAAATATCTTATGCTTTGTTCATCAAAATCTCATGTTTTATGTGGCGAGGCAAAGATAAGCATAAAAATTAGAAAAAACTATGTGCAAATCAGAAATCTTTGCCAAAATAATTAATATTGTTTCAAAAGAAACCGAAGTGCCTGTAGACCAAATATTATCCTCTGATAAAAACATGGAAACAGTGGATGCCCGGTATCTTCTTGTGTCTCTCCTGTCTGAAAGCGGCATGTACCCTTCACAAATAGCCGTTCATATCCACAAAACCAAACGTGCCGTTAACTACATGATATCAAATTTCTATGAGAGGATGGAAAGCGGGAAAATGTTGAGAATATATTGGGATAATATAAAGAAATCATTGGGAAACAACTGATTTTACATAAGTTACAACATATGTACTTTTGCATACGGTCAATTTTGACCGGGATACAAAATACAAATACTTATGGAAAGAACTTATGTTTTTAATTCAGACGGAGGCAATGGAGGTTCAGGCGGTAGCAAGCTTGACATTACCGCCATGCTTCCCGGAATGTTTGGGAACAAGGGGATAGACCCTAACCTGCTTGCCTTGATGAATAACGGCAACGGCTTTGGAGGACAGGACGGATGGTGGAGCATTATCTGGCTTGTTGTGATAGCAAGTATCTTTGGATGGAACGGCAATGGTGGCGGTTTGTTCGGTGGACGTGGAGGAAACGGAGCTAACGGACTTCCGGCAGAATTGGCAGGAAACGCAGGACGCGAATTGTTGATGCAAGCTATTCAGGGTAACGGTAATGCTATCTCTCAATTGGCTTCTTCATTCAACTGCTCTACCCAACAGGTTCAGACAGCATTGTGCAATGTTCAGAATAGCATTACACAAGTAGGTAATCAGGTGGGATTGTCAACCAACCAGATTATTAATGCTATGCAGTCAGGCAACCAGTCTATTCTTACTCAACTTGCCGATTGTTGCTGCAAAACGCAAACAGCTATTGAAAGACAAGGCTATGAAGGACGTTTGCAGAATTGCGAATCAATGAATGCCCTTACCAATACAATGAACAACAATGCATTGTCATTGCGTGACGGTGCTACTGCAAATACGAATGCTATCCTTGCCAAACTTGATGCAATTCAAAATCAGGCATTACAGGACAAGATTGCATCTCTTACTGCGGAAAAGGCTACTTTAACAGCCGAAATATCCCAGCGTAATCAGAACGCCACTATCCTGAGTGCAGTAGGACAACAGATTGCTCCTTTGGCAGCCGGATTGCAGGCATTACAAGGAGACGTTGATGGAATCAAATGCAAGCTCCCCAATACTGTGAGTGTTCAATACCCCAATTTAACCGCTATTAATACAGATTGTTTCCGTGCAGCCGCCTACGGTGCATATATGGGTGACGCTGTATACGGACGTAGTGGATGTGGTTGCAACAACTACTGGGGTTAATCCGGTAAGAAAGGAGGTAGATATGTGGCCTAACTTTTTTACAGGATTCCCATCCCTATTCCCATCAATCGGAAGAACAAATTTCAACACTCTTCCTACGGTGGCTGTGACCGTCGGCACGGAGAATGTTACTTTGGAACTTCCTAACCACGCATTCCGTAACAGGGATTATGTTGGAGGATTCTATATCAGCCTCCGTCAGGCTATACCTGCCGGCACGACTGCAACTCTTCCGATACTGATAGGGACTAATGGGGACACAAGACCGTTGATGGCTTATAACAATGAGCCTGTGACTGTTGAAAACTTAGCCGGAACAGGCATCTATGAAATTCACTATAACAAGTACACCAACGAATTGTATCTTGTTAATGGTGGATACAGACCGACAGCGGCTCCGGCTCCTACAGCAGAAACAGCTTCTTTAAGGAGCAAGTAATAATTAACATGGAGTTTTGTGGTGATTTCCAAAATGGAAATAGCCACACTCCTTTAAAATCAAACAATCATGTTTCAGAACTTACGAGTAAACAGTACATTATATCTTCTTCATAGAGGTGCAAATCCAAGTTTGGAATGTGGGCAGGTCGTTAATGTAAGCCCCATAAAAACCATATATAAGACTGTTCCCAACATGCCTTATCCGCAGCCGGTACAGGTTATTGATTTTGTCGTGAATATAAACGGACAGAATGTCAATTTGCAAGAGATACCGGCTAATGCCAATATTGCCGATGATATTAAGACAGGGATGCTGATTACAGGGTCAAGAGACGAAATGAATACTGAGGTCCTTACCATGAAACAGAAAAGTGAGGATGTCCTAAAAAGTGTGGAATATCATCAGAACTTTCTTAGGGTATGTGACCAAATGCTTGCCATGCTGAACCCTGAATTTGCAGCCAAGCAACAGCAGGAGCAGGAAATATCCGCATTGAAAGGGCAAATGTCCAATATGGATAAGAACATGCAGGAAATGAGCAAAAATATGGCTGACCTCATTGCACAGAATCAGAAGTTAATGGAACAGCTCGGAGTGGTTGAAGCATCTAAAAACAAGAAATGATTATGGGAATGTGGGAAATATTAGAAGAAGGACGTGACGATTACGGACGCGGCTTCGGTATGAGAGGTGACGAAGTGGAGGAAGCCTACAAGGAAGGCTGCCGCAAAGGTTACGAAAAAGCCATGAGAGAGATGCGCGGAGAGATGGGTTTCCGTGATGGTGGGAGAAGTTATTCAGGTGGTGGAAGCTCATCCGGCATGGATGAACGCAGATACCCCGGATACTTTCCTGAATATCCGCGTATGGATGAAATGGGCGAACGCAGACGCAGACGCTCTAACGGTGAATTCTATTAATAACAGGAGGGGTGAAACGCCCCTCTTTTTAAATTAAGGCTATGGAACAAAGATTAGATACATATAGCAAATTCCCATCAGGAATGCAAGAATACCTGGAATCATACGGATTCCATTTCAGTAAAAAACTTTACGAATGGGCTGTTTCAAAAATGAAAGTGAAAGACGAGGCAACAGGCAAGGAAAAGAAACTTGACCCTTGGAGTAAAGATGAGGTGGACGATATGCTCAAAGCAAACGGAATTACCATCGAACACGACAAAGGATATGACGTTGCCTATGTTGCAAATATGTTGAAAGCGGATTTTTTCAAAAAATCATTGGTTGACGAAGCACATTTGTGCAAACACATAAAGTGCTACCTTGATGATATTGATGGGGACCCTTGCAGGGCGTTTGATGAATTCTTTGCCACCTGCATCGGTAAAGGAGTTCCTGTAATTTGGTCTGATGTTATATGATTGTTCAGGAGTTCTACATACCGAAATATGGGGATTGGCACGTCAAGGTGTATTATGCGGTACACACTTATTGGGCTAAGGAAATCATTACCGACCTATACCGTATAGGATGCAGGGGGGATTCCCTCAAACGTGCGTATCGCAACCTGACGGAAGGCAGGATGAATACCGGACTTACCTATTCGGACTACAGGAGAAGAGAAACGGTAATGGTGCTCTCTTTGACTTCTACCCCCGAACAGTTTCAAAATTCGTGGGACCACGAAAAAGGTCATTTATGCCGGCATATTTCCAAGGCTTTCGGAATTGACCCTTATGGAGAGGAAGCACAATATCTCAGCGGATATGTCGGTCAGAAGATGTTTCCTGTTGCCAAGAAATTCTTGTGTGAACATTGCAGAAAGGGAATGGAAAAATAATAATCGAACAGAAGCGTTCTTTGACTTGTTGGAATTACCGCTAAATTTAAAGTGTTAATAGCCATCTTTGGTATTGTCATATTGATATAATTGCCTATATTTGCGTCATATAGGAGTACTGGTATGTACAACAGCATTATCTTGCACTATAATAAGGAATTTACAGGAATACCGTAATTAGATATCCTTCTGTAAATATTAGTATTATTTTCTTGTACTATGAATAAGGTAATTAATATTCCAAATGCGGATAGAGATGAACGGATAGGTAGTGTTTTTAACCATTTATTTTCTGTCATTTTTGCGAATGAACAAATAAGGGATAATGATGTTCCTGTTTGGGATTTTTCAAAAACCTCATTTTTCCATCCATTTTTTTTGTTCCCATTTGCCATATATAAAAGCAAATGTAAGAACGTACAGTGTAAAAATGTGGTTGGGTATATGAAAAACTATTTAGAATGTGTTAAGTTCTTTGATATGCTGACGATAAAAGATGACATGGATCTAAATAGTGCGTTGAAAGAATATTTAGGGAAAAGTTATATCCCTATATGTCGCTTTAGTCGATTGAATAAGAATATAGATTCAATGCAGACCATTATTCAAGGAGTTATTGAAAAACAGAAAAATTTAGATTTAAAACTTAAAACTCCACTTTCGTATTTGATTAGTGAGTTAATTTGCAATATAAATCAACATTCTGATAGTGATTATGGTTATATATATACGCAATATCTGAAACGTGAGAATTGTTTGGATATATGCATTGCTGATGATGGAATAACAATTTATGGAAGTTATGTCAAGTCACAAAAGATGCTTGATAAGATAGGTGACAATGAAGCTGAAGCATTGAAATATGCAAATGAAGGATATTCGACTAAAGATCTTCCCAATGCTGAAAGTAGAGGATTTGGTATATCATCTACTAAAAGTATGATTGTGGAAGGTCTTGGAGGAGCATTCTTTATGTTATCAGGAGGAGCATTTCATAGGCATGATGCATCTGGTGGAAGTGATTATGTAAAATTGCCTGATACTATTAATTGGAATGGCACGATTATACTTATGAGAATACCATTGACAGTTAGTGAAGAATTTGATTATACGAAGTATATAAAATAGGAGGTATTATGAAAGAAATAATTAAGCTTCATGATCTATTAGGATCTGAAATACGCTCACGTTCTAATGCTGAAATTTTACGAGAAAAAATAGCAGAGCATAGTGGTTCTATAATTGATTTAAGCGATGTTTCTTTTATTTCAAGATCATTCGCTGATGAACTATGTATCTTAGTAGAAAAACATATTATTCAATTACACAATGCCAGTGGTGTTGTGCAAAATATGCTATCTGTTGTTTCTGAAAGTAGGAAGAAAAAAAGAGTTAGAAAGACTGATGATACTAAAATAAAAGAATTTGATGATATGGAAAGTTTGACATCTTTTCTGGCTACAATTTGATAAGAATGTATTTCTAGGCATATCTATTGAAAAATATTCACCGAAAACTTAAAAGGCAAATATCAATAAAGTCTTGTTGATTCAAAATAAATCAGAGCGGTAATTCCCAACGGTTTTACCGCTTTTTTTATGTTAACATAATATGAAAGATGATAAGTTGAACATATTGCTTGAGCAATCGGATGATATTCCTCATTGGGTATTCTGCCAACTGCTAGCCATGATACAATGGAACGTTTAGAGAGGTGGATTTGTAAAATGATTCCCTTTGTCGTTTTGATGAAGGTGGCTTTGTTGTGCGGCTAATTGAAGTTTATGGGATATTTGGGATGAACTACCTATCATTTGATTATCCATAGCTTGTTAGTGTGAAGAAAAGGGGACCACCCGATTAAGAATGATCCCCCCCCAAAAAAATGGTTACTTTATATTAGTTGGATTCTTATTTTTAAGTATTTCGACACATCCCTTTATTCCATCATCAAAAATTCCCATTTACTTATTAATCTTACTTTCTAGCAAATCAAATCCTTTTTCCACTTCGGAATTAAGAACTTTCGCATAAATTTGTGTAGTGCGAATGTTTGTGTGTCCAAGCATTTTGGCAACAATTTCAATAGGCACACCATTGTTCAGGGCAAAAACGGCAAAAGTATGTCGTCCCATGTGTGTGGTTATATTCTTATCAATACCTGCGTATTGAGCGACCACCTTTAATGAGACATTATATTTTTGATTGGATATGATAGGTAGCTTATAGTCATACTTCTTCAATATTTCGATTGCCGGAGTAAGAAGCACTATTTTATAATCCTCATTGGTCTTTTTTCTTCTGTCGGATACAATATATTTCCCATTCCTTTCCTCGACATCCTTTTCGAAATTGAATTTCTCAAAATCAGCATACGCAAGTCCAGTGAAGCATTGAAAAAGAAATAAATCACGTATCCGGTCTATTGATGGCATATTAATTTTACAAGTACGGATCATTTTTAGTTCTTCTTCTGTAAGATACTTCCGCTTCTCAAATCTTCCGCGTTCAAAATGCAAACCAACATAAGGGTCTTCATTCAATAAACCGAACTTCATTGCCTCATGCAAATAGCGCTTTAAGCGTTTATGATAGTTATAGATTGTAGGTTGAGAAATCTCCTGTTGATGCAGGAATTCATCGTAAAGCGTTATATTCGCTTTTGTCAGGTCATCCATGTAATTTAGCTTTCCGAACTTTTCTAACGATTGTAGCAAAGTTCTATGCTGTTTTCGCGTGCTTTCCTCAATGTCTGTCCTATCCTCTATTCTTATGCGAACAAAATCAATAAACGAATCCGAATGGTTGGATTTCTCCAAGAACGCGTTAAGTTTTTCAAAGTCGAATTGCTGGTCATTTCTAAACAAATCAAGAATAAAATCATTTAATTTGCTCATCATACCATCAAGCATCGCATTTAATTGGATTGAGTGTACGGAATTAACTACCTTCTTTTTTTCATTCCATTGGTCAGCGTATAGTTTCACTGATGTCCCAATCCATTTCCGTTTACCTTCTGATGTCACTTCAATCTGAACCAGACCTTTTTTGTTTCTTGTGGCGACATGCTTTCTGTCGAACACAAACCTCATTGTTGGATACTTCATACTTTTTGTTTTTTAATGTGAATCACTGGTTGTAATCGAACAGAATCACGATTTTTTTATGTGTACTGTTAAATAATGCATGTATTGGTTTAATAAATAAAAAACAGCATTTGTTCTATTTGGTATCATGTTTTTGGGTATCATTTGATACCTTTGATACTTTATCGGTATCAAAAATAATACGTTTGATGCATTACTGTGCATGATTGTGCACTAATAAACGTTAATAAAAACGAGTTATAAATGCTTATATTCCAATATATTACATTGTAATTAGCTGATATACAATAAAAAAGGCGATTACCGAAGTAACCGCCTTTAGTGATTCCGCTGCGATTCGAACGCAGGACCCACGCCTTAGAAGGGCGTTGCTCTATCCAGCTGAGCTACGGAACCATCCTTGTTTGCGGGTGCAAAGATAATAGCTTTTATCAAAAGTTCCAAAAATCTTAGCAACTTTTTTTCGCTCATAACTTATTTTTTTCTATTTAGCATTCCAATAAAAGGAATAAAACAACAAACATGAAAGACGTAAACCATTATGCTTGAGTCTATTCCAATCCATTCTGTCAAATTAGTATATAGTAGGGAAGAGAAGAACTGAACAATAAAAAACAAAATAACAAAATAATCGGCAAAGCGAATAAATAAGAAAGTCATTCCTCGAATTATATCTCTGTCATTACGAAAACGCCCGGAAGTATAACCAAAAACTACTCCTGACAAACCTATCCCGAATGAAATAAGATAATATATGCCTTGCTGAAAAGGTGAATTTTCTAAAGAGCCGGTAATACTTCGCAATATCGTCCAAGGAGCAAAAGTAGTCATGATGATTGTCAACGAATAGATAAATAAAATACAAGCAGAAAACAGTAGGGCACGCTTTTCTTTTCGCGTTAACTGCTTTCCTCTTTTCAAAATCCTGCCAATGGCATTAACCATGCCACTATAAGAAGCTATTCCAAGACCAAAGAGTAAGATCATTATAATTCCCAAAGCGGGAGTCTTAACATAATTACTTGTAATATGTCTAAGTTCCCAGCGGATACCTTCCGGACTAAGCAGGCTTTGCACTGTGCCAAGCCCGTAAATACTGCCTATCCATGAGACTAATGCCACTATTACTGTCAATAAAAAGAAGAATGTAGCTACATGGGGAAAATAGTAATTATTCTTCATCCGGCTCTAAATTATCAATATCAATAATACGCAACTCTAAAGCGCGTGTTACAAGACGACATGCGTTAACACCGCTTCGCTCATTAATAGTAAACAAGCGATTAATAAGATCGTTTTGCCGCTTTTCTATTGATTTTACACCGAAAGGCATACCTTTTAGATTTGTAATCATTTCTTTGGTATACCCTAGTGCCAAATGACGAAGAAGACGTTCGTCATATTCATCAATATCATAATTGATGATAGCTTCCTGCCGGCGTTGTTCTTGCGCGACAGATTGTTTGAAGCGTTCTATTATTTTTTCGAGTATGGGATAATTAAACACAAGTTTCTTACCATCCATTACGGCTTGCACATCGGTCGCCGTCAGAAGCTCGCCTGTTTTGAGAATAATACCATCTGCACCGGCATTCAAAACATCTACCCAAAGCTTTTCATTCAACACCTCACCGGTAAATATAAGTACTTTTATTTCAGGGTGATTCTTCCGTAAAGAAGAACATATATCTACCCCTATGGTAGTGGAACCACCCAGGCCTAAATCGAGTAATACCATGTCAGGAGTATGTACTTTAAGAAGTTCCCAAAATTCATTCTCAGTCATAGCTGTACCAATCACCTCGGCATTAGGAATTTCATGTCTGAAAATCTCTTCAGTACCTTTTAATTCTAACTTAACGTCTTCAACAATTATAACTTTAAATTTCTTGCTTTCCATATTATCTTGATTTATTATATTTCATTATTTTGTTATCTTGCAGGAATAGTAAACCATATCATAAAACCTCCATTGCTTATCGGCTGGGCATTAATACGACAGCCACGCCTGCCTGCAAACTCGTCATGTTCACGAATTACTTGCTTGCATATTAGATATTCCGTACCTGTCAGAACTCCTTCGCTACCACGTTTCATTCGTGATAAATGCGGATAGAATAATTGATTCAGTTCTTCTTGAGTTTTATCGCGGCGTTTATCTATAAAGTCGAACCTGACAAAGTCTGTGTCCTTATATATATGTAAATACAGTCTTCCGTCAACCTCATAAGACAAGGCTTCATCTATTAAATTTTCAAGCATATATTTTAATTGAATCATATCTCCAAGCATTGAAACATTTTCCACTTTTATTTTTAGTTCTACTTTACAAAAAAAACGTTTTCCCACACGTTTCATGTAGCGTTCTGCATAATCAGCTAAATCCTGGGCCTTTACAATACTGCGTTTAAAAGTTATTTCTTCTAATTGTCGGGCAGCACAGGAACTCAATATTGTAAAAATATCTTTATAATAACTAATCAGCTCACTTACAGTCTCTATTTGTCTTCTTTCGTTCTCACGAACCGGTTCATTGTTTAGTTTGTCGATAATCTGTTTTATTTTATTAGGATAATAAATTGTTTCATGCTTAATGGTGGATAAACAGTTGTCCAAAACTAAATTCTGTACATGAAGCTGGTTTTCTTCACGGATAGCCCGGCGAGCATCGTCTTGAGCCGTCTCTATATCACGATATTTTTGTGCCATCAGCACCACCGCATTATAAGCGATTATAGCAACATATCCGGCTACTAACTCTACCATTAAGCGATCATCTTCGCGCCCGCTATCAAAAGAACATCTTAAAGCCAGTACACCGGTGCAACGATTTTCTCCTCCGGTTTCCACCCACAAAGGAAGGCATTTAATGCGATTTTTTTCTGTCCAATATACAGTCTGTGTCTCAAAACAACGTGTCATAAGTTCACGCATATCCTCATTTCCCTCATCCGATAAAGAAAAACTGCATTTCAAGTTATGACTGTCTTCACTATAAACGGCTATGCCAAGTACATCAATGGCAATTAATTCATTTATTCCCTCAAACATGGCATTAACCAAACTTTCCGCAATATCTTTGTCGGCCTGTTCGTTCAGCAAAGATCCTGTAAAAACCTGTTTATTAATCTCAAGCACCTGCTCCAAATTATACCGGTACAGCAAACGATGGCGAAAATAAAGCAAATAATAACCTGTCAGTAACAGCAGCAATATGATAATACAAAGAATAATAGCGACAATCTTATTATTTGCCGACAGTTGCATCTGCCGGCAATATTCCTCAAGAGAAGTATCTTCACTTATCTGTTTATAAAGCGCAGTATATGCATTGTTATTGTATCGATAAGCATCTAAATGGCCCAACGCCAAAAATGCCACTGCTGATTCATTACGTACGTCCAGCAGGGTATAATAATCCGTGTCAAAATGATTATTGAACCACTCCAGTTCGGCTGCCGTCCCTTCTCCTTCCAATCTCAATAAAGGTGCTGTTTGATGAGAATACTGTTTATAGTGGGCATTCAGGCAAAATAATGCGCTGTCAGCATATGATAAGGCTTGTTGATAAAGTCCTTCGATATTGCAATTGTATACATCATAAGCATAATTATTTGCTGCCGTTAACCATTTGTCATAGCATTGGACGGAGTCTTCCGGTGTCATTGTTTCCTGTCGCTCCAAATGATTCTCTCCACAACTGCTCAATAGCGATAGAGTAGATATAAGAATCAACATCAGTATTTTCCGTATTCCTTTGGGGAGGCGAAAATAAAAGCGACTGCCTCTGCCCGGTTCACTTTCAATATTAAATGTGCATATTCGAAAGATGTCGTTCGTTTTTCTATATTTATCGATAATGCCTTTACAATTCATCAGTCCGAACCCATGTCCTTTATTCTTTTGAAGTTCTGCTGCATTCTCGGTACTTTGTAAACCAATTTTTCCGGAATCATATACTTTTTCACTCAATATTCGTTCTTTGTCTTCTACAGAAAGCCCCAAACCATTATCTTGAATAGATATTTCTACATAATTTTCGTTTTCTTCTGCATACACAGAAATTTTCCCTCCTTGTTGGGTATACTTACGGGCATTTTCCATTAGAGTGTTAATCATAAAGAGCGTTAGTGCCTTATCTGCCTTTACTATGGCTTCGGTAGGTATTATCGTCAATGTCTGTTGCTTCATTTCGAAGGTCTTTCTTCCTTTGACTAAGACCTTAAACAGGTCATTTAATTCAAAATTTTCAATACTTAAACTAAGTGTTCCTTGTTTCATCTTTATCCATAAAGCCAGGATGTCGTTATACTCGTTGATACGGGTTATCAATTCATCTATATAATGATATTTGCTTTTCTTAATGTCTTCATTGTCAATATAATTATTCACTGTAAGCTTATGCGTCTCATTAATAATACGGTCGATATAAGGCATGATACCCATAACAATGAAGAGACATGCTTTCTTTACCAGATTTTGCCGTTTGTTTTCTGCCAAATGTTGTTCGTGTATATATTGTTCTTTTTCCAGCCGTTTGCGTTCATCTCCCAATGAAATAAAAGCCAGCCCGTTTTCCAATGTCCATGATATATAAGGAATTATAACCTTCATCAAAGCTTTATCATCCTTTTTCATTTTCTGTGAAGAATACAAGTTTATTTCTCCTAACGGTTGTTCTTTGTTGGGGACACTTAGAATAAACCGAGTACAACTGCCATCATACTGTATCGGTTGTTTCGTTTCATTTTCGTAAACGACAATTTGCAATAGCGATGCTCCTATCAACTGCAGAATATCTTCACCTACTGCAGTGTGCATGGCACTTATGACATCATCCACTTCATTTGCATCCGAAGGTACGGAAGCTGTAATCTTTCTGCAAATATCGAGAGTACGTTTCAACTTGGCAATATATAATGTATTGCGAACTTTCCATTGTCTGTTTAGTATCCAGAACAGCACAATCAGTACTATAATTCCGATAATGACAACAGCCAATAAGCCGGTTAATTGCTCGGATTCCTTTTCTAATGCAATATAGCGGCTTTCCAGTTCTTTGTCTTGTCGTGTATAATCAAGTATATCAAGATAAATGTTTCTGTTATAATCAGATTCCGGTTTCATTCCCAGGGCAGCATAAGTTACACTAAGTTGTTCACGAAAGCGGGCAATCCATTCGGGAACCGTTTTGATACCATCATCATTAATCCATTGAAGTTCGATGGAAGTGGATGCCATGGGAACATAAGGGCGAAGACGATCTGTCGTATCTGTACAATGATAAAATTTCTCATGATGGCGGTTCACATATCCTAAAGCCTCAGATAGATAACTTAATGCTTCCTCATACCTTCCTTGCTCATTACAACAGGAGGCCAAAGTGCGATAAGTTCCTGATATCTGATATAAATCTCCATAGGTTTTAAATAATTGTAGAGCATTTTCGGCAAAAGACATCACCAATTCTTCCCATGGTAAATCTTCTGTATTAATGCCTCTCATCACACTGGGACGGCGTGCCATCAACAAATCATAATTCTTTCTCTCTTTCAGTAATTCCGCCATTGCTTGCGAAGCATTAGCTTCAAAGTATACATATCCTAAATCATGACTGATGCGCAAACAATCCACTAAGTAATTAAACTCGCCCAATACAACTTCCTCTTGTGTAGGTGCTTCATACATACCTCCCGAACCTTTCATGTAATAATAATAGAGCAGTTGTGCCGTGTCGCGTTCCAGTCCTTCGTCTACTTTAATTTCATTTATGGCCTCCAAAGACTGCTGTTCTTGCTGTAAATAATAATAGTAGATGGCTGATGCAATCGAGAACTCGGAATGTGCATAGTTCAAACGTTCTAATATCGTAGGATCGGTGATGGCAGAACGATCATCGTTAATACGCTTCATACGGCGTAAGGCACTGTTACGGTAATCATAAAATTCTTTATTCATGGCGGTACGCTGGCAAATCTTCATCATGCCAATGTCAGCTATCAGACGCTCAAGTTCATTTGTCGTTGTTTCGTATACTTGTTGAAAGAACTTTTCAGCCGTTTCAAAATCCATGTGAATAAAGGCACAAAATCCTATATTATTCAGTGCTTCGGCACGCAAGGAAGAATTGTTCAAAGAAAAACGATATGCTTCATGGGCAGCTTTGCAAGAAGCCTTCAAATCTTTGTAACGCACTTTATAAGCAACTTGATTAAGTGAGTCGGCCCGAAGGTATAAAGAAGCATCTTTTTCGTTTTCACACGAGAAGAAACTTCCTGTGACTGTCAATATACTTGCACAAATAAGCAATAAACGCATTTTCTTCAT